TCAGGGCGTTACAGGCTCGCCACGAAAACGCCGCAGCTCTTCACGGGTCACCCGGCGATCACCATCCGAATCGGCTAGCAATAACATCGCCACCGCCGCGTTCGAATACTCCTGCTCGGTTACCTTGCCGTCGTGGTTGCCATCCCACAGCCCCAGAGTCCCCTTCGTCACCGAGGTCAGCGTCACCGCCGGAATGACGATACTCGGCCCGGCCTCGGCAACGATGTTCGCTGAGACTTCATCGGCGTCGACGATTCCATTGCCGTCACGATCGATGGCGCGAAAGGCCGCCGGAGCAGCGGCGCGCGCCTCCTCGACGGAGAGCGCGCCATCATGGTCGGTATCCTGCGAGCGGAAGATATCGTCGATATCGGCGGCCATTGCCTGGCCCAGCACGCTTCCGAGCAGCAGGCAGGAACTCAGGATTCGCGTAAACGAACGCATATGGAAACTCCCTGTAGGTAGATGCGGTACAGCATCCTACCTGGCCACGGATTGCTGACGCTACGCAGAAACAAAAAGCCGGTGACGGCGCGCTGCCTTGGCGTCCCCAGAAGCCGACCGGTCCCTGACAGCGCCATGCCGAACCCGGCCACAAGGACTTGCGTCGGCGATACCGGACAGGAAAGAAAAAAGCCCCGTAACTCACTGAGCTACGGGGCTTTCCTGTTGGAGGCTGAGGTCGGAATCGAACCGGCGTTCACGGATTTGCAATCCGAAGTAAAACCCAACAATTTCAGATGGTTAACGGTGGATAATTTCCGCATCATAGCCGTATTCGTGTCTCTGGAGGCCGCTGATTAGTTGGAGGGAGAGCATAGATGCGGAAATGATTTCAGCCCCTTCCATGGCATTCCCATGCGCCACTCTCCGCTCGTCGTCTGCCCTCGAATACTGGATATTCATACAGCATAATTTCCGGCCAACTCGCCCGCCGGAGATTTCCTATGTCCTACTCCGCCCCCCGCATCTGCCACCACCAGCGCGTCACCCAATGGCTCGCCGCGATACGGCAGCATGCCGCCTGGCTGTACGCCGCGGATGAGCAGTACCTGTATCTGGTGGCCGAGGCTAACGAGCTATACCAGTGCGGAATCGTGGGCCTGCAGGACCGCCACGACATGGTCACCGACGCCCTCGGCATGTACTCCTGGGCGATCGAGCACGGCATCACGCGCGAGACGCACTACTGCGCGGACTGCTGCTACGACGTGCTCGACGGCGGCCGTGCTGTCGGGACGGTGAACAGCGAGGGGATCTACCACGGGCCCGCACCCGCACGACAGCGCCTGGGCTACATCAGCCGGGATCCGCTCGACGGGATAACATACCTCCGCCTGGGCCAGGCGCTCGAGCGCGCGGGCGTCGTACGCGGCCTGGTGATCGAGCTCGACGCCGGCGGCACGCTGCTGCTTGTCGAGCAGATACCCGGTGACTTCCGGCCGTGGCGGTGGGCCTGAACTACCCTTACCGAACACTCACTTCGTCTGGAGCGGTGCGATGTGCGGCAGGCTTTCGCAGTACACGGGTCTTCACGAGTTCGTCGACGCGCTGTCGATGCGGGCCAAGCTAGTCGGCGAGCCGACCAAGGCGTTTGGAGAAAAGAACAACCTCGCTTTAAACAAGTATTTCTCGGCAGAGCACTCCCGTCAGTCTCGAAAGCTATTGTAGTTTGAAACTTTATTTCGCAACATCAATCGCCAAAGTTCATCCCGGCGTTGCTTGTGAATCTCACCCCATGCTACAAGCTGAATCTTAGCCGTCTCGTAGCACCCTTTTGCACGCATAGCCGCATAGTTCTCATCCTTCGTTACAATATGAACAGACTCGCAATCTATTAGTGTACGTACAAACCCGTCCACATCGTACACTTTCCGACTTCGATGAAGGTCAACTAGTTGCGTCAGCGTGGTCTGGATCCGCATATAATGCTCCAAGCGTAAGTCCGCTCCACTATCCACGACAGCTTTATGCGACACCATTCCCGTAAACCTCCGAATGTGACGCTTTAAGCTCTCTGCCATGACATGGGTATACCAAGCTCTCGCCCGACTTGGTGTCACATTCGGCCGGCCAGCTAGCCACATAACCTCTTCGTAAACTGAGTGCAGTGCTTTTCTTACCTCAGGAGTCAGGTCTATTTCCACAGAATTTATCTCTCAAACTTATAGAAACTTGACATTTACCTAGCCAACAGCACCGTACTAAGCGCACGAAGCTGCTCAACAAACTCAATTTACGTTAGCACTCGAACAAACATATTTTTCTTATTAGCCAACAACTCTTACTCGTCAGCTTTCGAGAAGCGGTCTCTACGAACGAAAAGGTCAACCCCGAGGATGCCAAGGCAAATCCCCAAGATATCAAGACCAAAGCCTGCCAACTTGACCGAGGAGAATCGAAGAATAAGCACCCAAGCCGCAACAAACACAGCGATCCCAAGCCACTTACGGACCTCCCTGTTGCGCACTAGGTGACCGACCGCAACAATGACTACAGTCCAGATGGCGAACTGGATGACATCATTCATGCGGGCTCTCCCGCGCTCTGGACGATCTCTGACTTGACCGAATGCTGAGGCCCGATCCCGCCGGACACCTCCCCTTCAACGCTGATTACGACATCACCGGAGTGGTAAGTCGGCAGACTCTCTTGGGTCGCCCAACGAACTGCAAGGCCGCTGCCAACTCCAACAAAAGTGTTGATGCGTTTACCGGCTACACCCGCAAGCATACCGACCATGCCAGCAACGGTGACACGCTGCTGGTTCAGAGAGTCAGCCTGAGCTCGGGTCAAGGGCAGCGAGACAAAAACCCTCAGTATGCAAGGTCGGTCCTTTGCCTGCATCCGGTCGAAAACCTCAACCGCAAGATCAGCAGTCGCGTGACTGGCTTTCACTGACGGACAGTACTTCATGTGAAGCAGCCGGCTACGCTCCGCCCATGCGAGGCGAATGATCGCCAAGCTGAAGTTGATGCCGTGCTGGCTGTGAATATGCGTCCGTTCGATATCCATGGCGTTCCTTCCGTGCTTCGAGCGCGCAGTTTCGGTAGCCAACAACACCGCAACCACTAGCAAAACAGCTAGCTCTCAACATCCACGCCCAGACGGAGTTAGACTCAACGCTCCGCCTCATAGGCAGCAACGCCCGTCCCTATGGCACGCCACTCATTCTGCGGCATGCGCGCGTCGCAGATGAATACCTCGACTTCGCCGCTTTCCTTCGGCTCCGCCGGCCGGATCGCTGCATGCCGGAGAATCGTCTGCATGTCTGGGACGTAGCTGCTCTCCGAGCCGTGGAATGACCAGATGCCGAACTTCCCTGCTCCACCCACCTGGTGGTCGAGTTTCACCGACCAGCCCTTGAATCGAATCACCAGCATCGCCCTGCTCCGTAGGAAAAGGCCGTAGTCTACTCCTAATTCTGACAGGCCTGGTTCGCAGCCAGGAGTTGCGCCTCGTAACCAATCCGCTGCCGCCGCTCGGCCAGCAGCGCACGGACCTTGGTCTGTAGGTCGTCGCTCTTCTTCAGCCCAGCCGCTGCCCAGGCCGGCACTTCTACCGCCGGCACTCGGCACGGCACCGCCACCGGCACCTCTACGCGCACCGTGCGCGGCTCGGCTTCCTGCCGGCCGGCGCATCCCGCCAGCGCGAACACCACCAGCATCAGCACTATCCTCATAGACCCAACTCCTGATCAATGACCGCCTCGGCGGCCGCACACTGCTCGCCGGCGGTTCGTTCACGTAGCAGGCGCTGGGCTCCGGCATACTGCTCGGCGGCCTGCTGTCGTCCCCGATCCACAGCTTGCGCGGCATCCCGGGCGCGCTGCTCGCCGGCCAGGCGGAGCGCGGCAACCTGCCGGACCTGCTCCGCCACTGCGGACTCCAACTCTCCCCGGGAGGCACGGCAGGCGACCAGATCCGACCGTGCGGCATCCAACTGCGGCCGGTAGTGCCGCGCTCCGATCCAGACACCGCCGGCGGTGCCGAGGCCGACCAGCACCAGGCAGGCCAGCGCGATCGAAATCACGCGGGCCGAGATCACGACAGCACCGCCTTGGCCCGCTCCCACAGCGCCAGGCGCTCCGCCTGGCCGTTCGTGCCGCCGTTGATGCGCCGAGTGATGGCGGCGAACTCGCCGCGGTCGGCCAGGTCGTTCAAGCCGTGACTGGCCCACCACCAGGCCGCCGACAGCGCAGCGAACTCCGGCTGCTCGAGCAGCTCTGGTTCCTGCTCCAGCGGCTGGCCCAGCCCGGCGCCGGCGGCGCGGTAGTTCGACCGGCCGGTGATCTGTAACAGGCCGCGCCCGCGGTACCGCCAGCCGTCGCCCGATGCCTCGTCGCCATTGCCGTTGCGCGAGGCGTAGGCGTTGTTGGCGATGGCTCGGGGGTTGCGCGCCAGGCGCTGAGCCAGGGCGTTGGGCTGGCTGTCGGCGCCGAGGTACCGGCTCGGCCAGGTCGCAGCCAGGCCGCGGGCGCTGTAGTTGAGGTTCTCCACCAGGCGGGTCAACTGGCCGCTTTCATGGCCGACCTGGGCAAGGAACGCCGCCGCGCGCACAGGCGAAGTGATACCGAAGCGCGTCATCCCGCGATTCAGCGCACCAACAAAAACGCCGGCTCGAGGGCCGGCGTTCGGGAGGATTTGCAGCAGTTGCTGCTCAGTGATAGGCATTCTGATCTCCAGGCACAAAAAAGCCCGCAAGAGTGCGGGCTGATCACACAGTCTCGGGCTGCATCTCGGGGGGGGCCGGCATCGACAATCGGACATCGATCCAACTGTTGAGCGGGACATCCAGTGGGGCGCCCTTCCCGAGCACCATCTCGCCGTCGTCACTGAGTGTCCAGCGCTGTTTGAAGAGCCGGATGGTGACCGTCCCATCCTCAGCCTGTTCGCTGTCAGTGATACCGAGTGGGCGACCGCCGTCGGGAGACGCAGGGTCGATCACGCGCCAGCCCTCTTTCGCTAGCCCCAGGCTACCAGAGACCTTGTAGACGCCAACGGCGAGCCGTTGAACAGTAACGCCGCGGGCCTCTGCGTTGGCTACACCCCAAGCCCCCGCAGGCTCGAAGTCCAGTTCGTTGAGGTCCGGTCTCAAGCTCCCATCAACGTTGGCGATACGCACGACCGGCGATGCAGCACGAAGCGTCCCGTCGGTTGCTCTCGTCGTGTTTATAGTCGTGTAGAACTCGAAAATAGGGGCAGACGAGAATTTCCCGCACCGACCTTTGACCGTAGATGCCGGCACCTGGCCGAAAAACATCTGCGCTCCTCGCAAGTCGGATCCGTCGTAGCCGATCGTCAACACAGATCCGTTGCTAATGCCAGTTGCCACGGAGTCAACAGTTGTCGAATCGAATATCTCGACGCTTGTCGCATAACGATGAATCGATGGTGCTCGGTCAGGACGCTCAGAACCAATCCCGAATGCGCCGACCGGCATGGCGTTTCCAAGCGTTGTACCGATATCGGCCTGGGCGGCGCTGCGCAACTCGAGCGAGTTCCTCGCCTGGGCCGGCGTCGGTGCCGTTGCCCACGGCTGAATGCCGGCCAGCGTCCCTCCCCACTGGTTCGCTATCAGGTTGAATCGATCGCTCAGTTCCTTGTCGTAACCCAGGATTGGCGCAACCGCATAGGGCTGGCCGCTAGCCGTGCTGCCCCGGTAGTTGGGCTTTATCGACATGACCGTCGAACTGGCGACGTTGCTCACTTCGTAGAGGCGCCCGTCAGGGGCAATAAAGGCGTCGCCTACCCGGACATTAGAAGAAAACTGAGTTCCGGTGCCGGTGACGGTCGGGCTATTTTCTGTCACCGCGACGGTTCCGGTTGAATACCATGCCATTTAAGCCTCCATCAAATTACGCGACAACAATGAGTGGCCAGTTGAACTTAAATCCGATCTCATCCGGAACTAACGAGGAGACGAAAATCATGGCCCGGGAATTGTACAGGAACCCTATACGAGGGGGTTCCAGAGTATAGATATGCTTTAGATTAAAATGACTCACCAGAAAATAGGTGGACAACCCATATGGATATGGAAGTGCCCATGTTTGCATGTGCATACCTCCGGGCCAATTAGGGTTATGTGCGTATAACTCCCACTCCTGCGCCCCTCCAACAAACCGCACAATCTCGCGATTACTGTCGAACATGACACGCGACTGAGCATCGAATACATGCATGCCCCACCCTCCTATACGGGGTAGCATGACTGCTGCGGCCTTCCACTTTCCTCCATATACCGGCGGGTCGGTATCTTGGAAACTAGACTGGTAAAACGCAAATCCAGACCAAGCCCCAGCCCCTCCCAGATGTCGAAATCTATAAATCTGGTGAGGCCCATTAGGACAGAAGTATACATATGGCTCGTAGGGCGAGTTAATTGGCGCCGAGTAGTTTACAACAATTTCCACCGCCCCTTGAACGCCATACACCCCACCTTCAACAATATGCATGCAGGGGTTTGAGTCATCGATAATTGTTTGCCCATTGTTCCCTCGAACAAGGATACCGTAGCTCATGAGAACATTACCGCATGTAGGACATAGGTAACATTTGGAGATCCGTCTCGCAAAAACGTAATTACATTTCCAGATATTCTATAGGAAGGGACGTTTCCAAATGGGTAGCCGCTTGAGATTAAGAAAACTACACCACGAGCGGGATCAAAGCCGGGAATACTCACTGCCATTCCTCCTGTGATCGCTCCAATCGATTGTCGATATACAGTCCGCGCCGACTGGCCGGTGAGGTCCATCACGATCCCTCCGGCTGCGTTTCGAATTCGGATGCCATAGCTCATGCGTCGAGATTCCCGATCTGTACCCGTAACACCAGGTTCGCGTCGTAGACTTTAACGGCCTCCGCTGTCTGCCTCATGAAGCCTCCGGACGTTGCGCTGTTCATCGTCAAACTCCCTGCTTTATCAAGCTTCCACAGCGGCTCGCCGTTGGCACCGAGTGCGGTCGACTGAATCACGTTGCCGATCTTCGCGTTCGTAATCGAACCGTCCTGAATCATCGCGTTGTTGATGAACATCTGGCCTCCGACGATCGAGACCGGCGCCACGGTCTGCCCGCTGGAACTGTTGAACCAGAGGAACCGATCAGCCTGGAACGCCATGGTCGTCACGCTCGTGCCGCTGTCGAAGCCCAGTTGCCAGCCAGCGGCGTACGACTGCCCATTGGCATGGGCCTGGAGCTTTACGCTGTAGAGCGCCTGAACGTTCCCATCCAGAGAGGCCACTGCCTGGGACGTCGTCTGGATTGCCGCACTGTTGCTACCCACCTCCGCTGAAAGTTGGTCGATGCGCTGGGCAGTGGCTTGTCTGTCGCTCGCGGTCACCTGCTCGACCGTGGTAATGCGCCCCTCCGCAGTTGCAGTCCGCGCTTCAAGCAAGCTCGTCCGCTTCGCCTGCGCTTCGTCCTCGTTCGCCCGCACGGTGACTTCGGTGGCGGCTCGAGCAATGGTGTCCCAGCCCTTCAGCGCATCGGCCTTCTCTCCGGTCGCCGGCTCCCGGCGGGCGGCAGCCTGCAGAACATCCAGGCTCGAAGCCGCCGCTTCGACCTTACCGTCGAGCTCGGTGATATCCGCAGTGTTGGTGGCCACCTGCTGGGCCAGGCCGTTGGCAGTCTCGATCGACTGTCCGATGTCGGCCCAGTAGGTCGCATTCGGCGGAGAGGCGTTGAGCGGCACCGCCTGCTTCGCTTGATACAGCCGGTTGCCGACCCGCACGATATCGTTCTTCGCGTAGGTCTTCGTCGGGTCGTAGGCCAGCACATCGGTCAGATTGTCGATCTGGTCCTGCAGGCCACTGATATCGACCTGCATCTGATCGATGTCGGCGAAGAACTGCTCGCCCAGCGCGGACTCGACGTACTCCTTGGTGATCAGTTCGTTGTACTCGCTCGCATCCGTCGAGCTGATACCGTCGACCCAGGCCGACCAGGGGCCGACGTTGCCGGTGCGGTCGATCAGCCGCCCGCGGAAGGCCAGGCGAGCGCCGGCCGCCAGCGAGGTCAGCGTGTGGGTGTCGGTCGGGTATGCGAACAAGCCCAGGGCAGTTGCGTTCTGTTCGCTGCCGCCTGGGGTAACCGACTGTTGGATCTCGGTGTAGGCGGTGTCCGCCGCGCCACTGGCCGGGAATCCCCACTCCAGGCCGATCTTCCACGGTCCGCTGGTGGTACGCAGGAACGCCAGCGCCGGTGGCGCGCCGGTCTTACCGCTGAGTTGGGTGAGGATCGAGCTCTTCCAGACCGACGTGATGTCGAAGGCCGACACCGCACGCACTCGCGCCAGATAGCCACCTGCGTAGATGCCGGTCACATCGACGCTGGTTGTGCCGGCACGCGGCAGGCGGATCCAGTTGCCGCTGTCCTTCTTCCACTCGACGTCGTATGCCACCGCCCCTTCTACAGCAGGCCAGGCGATGGTCATCGTGCTAACCGCCAACCCCTGATCGAACTGGTAGTGCGAGGTCAGCGTGACGCTCGCCGGCGGCGCCACGGTGGTGATCGGGATAACGCTGATCGGCCGGTTCTCCAACTTGGCACCAGTGTCGATCGCTGAGAACTTCCCGGGCTCGTACTGCAGCGCAGTGATCTCGAAGACACCCCGCTCCGGCTGGCTGACTTTCATCACACGGTAGAGCGGCACAGCCAGGTCGTCGGCATCGAGGGTCCAGACCAATTCCGGTAGCGGGGTCTCGCTGTAGGCTGTCGTCACGATCACCGCGCGCCCGGCAACCGACTGCACGGTTCGCGCCTCAGCCTTACCGCTGGGCAGGTTCAGGAGCAGCCGGTCGCCAGCCTTTGCCTGGGTATCGCGATCCAAGGTGATCACTCGGCCAACAACCGCAGAAACCCGCCCCCCAATCTCCCGTCCAGCCAGCAGCGCGTCAGCCACCGGAATCACCCATCCCGGCAGCGGGATTGCTCCGTCCATCCCGGTACGGAACGTTATCGTGCGATCCTGGCTGTTGGTCAGGATCGCCCATTTTCCGCGCCGCTGGGCCTCACTCTCGCGGGTGCAGCCAATGGCTGCCACCTCGACCGGGTTGTCGCCGTAACGCCGCTGCAGGCGCTTATCGGTGGCCACAGCCACGTCGGTGTCGTAGTTGTTCGCCGGATTGTCGTAGCTGACCAAGGCACGGCTGTAGCGAGTGCGCTCACTGGCCGAGCCGTAGCTGAAGCGGCCGTCGATGACATTGGCCCTGGTGTAGGCGAAATCGACGTCGGTGGCGCGCGGGATATCCGCCTGGATCTTCAGTTGGCCCTGGGCCCAGTACGCCATACCACGGTAGATAGCGGTGAGGTCGCGCAGCAGCTCCCAGGCCCCGGCGCGGCTTTGCAGGTTCAGGTTGCAGGTGTGTCGCGGCTCCTGGCCACCCTTCCCATCCGGCACCAACTGGTCGCAGTACTGGGAAATCCGGTACATCTCCCAGCGATCGACCATCCAGGCCTTGATGCGTTTACCCACACCGAAGCGATCGTTGGTCACGATGTCGTAGGTGTGCCAGACCGGGTTGTCGGTCCAGGCCTGTTTCATCGTGCCGTCCCAGATGCCGAGGTAGGCCCGGGTCTCCGGATCGTAATTGCTCGGCACTTGGACCTTCCGCCCGCGGCAGTCGACTGTGACAGCCGGAATGTTGCTGAACTGCTCTGCGCTGAACTCGACGTACAGCAGGGCCGTGTTCGGGTAGCGCAGCTTCGCGTCGATCACCTCGGTGTAGCCGGCAATCAGCATGGTGTCGGCGATACGGTTGTTGTTCTGGTTCGGCGTCAGGCGCCGCACGCGCAACTGCCAGCCATTGGTGGCCGCCGGCAGGTCGATCCGGCGGGAGCGCTCGTAGCGGGTGGTGGTCTTGCCATCGACGGCCTCGCGCAGCACCTCCTGATAGGCGCCGCCGTCGGTGGCCAGATCTACGGCGTATTCGATCCGGTACCCGCCGATGTTGCCGTTGGTGTCCTGCTGCTGGAGCGCTGGCCAGGCGAAGCGCAGACGCACTGCGGAAAGCTGGGTATTGCTCAGCGAGCGCACCCAGGGCGTATCGCTGCGCAACTCGACGTTGACGCTGGTTTCATTCTCAACGGCAGGGATGCCCGGGATGTAGTCCTGGTCCACCGACCCCGCGCGCCACTCCCACTTAACGTTGGGGAAGCTCAGGTTACCGCTCGGGTCCATCAGTGGGGTGTTGTCGAGGTAGATATCGCGCTCGCTCGGAACGCCGGCGAACTCGCCCTCGCCCACGGCGAGCAGGATCTTGGCCATCGCGACCGAGCGCAGGCTGTCGGGTGCCTCGACCGGCTGTTTCGGCTTGCTACTGCCGCCCTTGCGGCCGGCCAGGTGCTGGTTTTCTGTGCCCATGCTTTCCTCCGGGCATGAAATAGCCCGCACATAAGCGGGCTATCTAAAGTGCTAGTAGAAATTCACTTAGCGGGTTTATCTATATAAATTGGAAATTCAACTTCACTTTCAAGGAATGAAAATCATGAGCAACCAAGAGAAGGCCTCACGATCACATTGGATTGAGTGGTGCGCCCTGATCACTTCAATAACTGCCGTAACCCTAAGCGCATATCAAGCCTATACCCTTAAGGAACACAACTACATAAGCGTCGAACCAAGAGTAAACTCATACCTATCCCTTAAAGATGATTACAAAATGATAATATTCAATAACGGACTAGGGCCAGCATATATAGACAAAGTAACATTCTACGAGAATGGCAAGGAAATAGATGGAAACATTCTACACGCACTAGCTAAACAAGGAGTATCCCCATACTGCGCAATTGCCGGAATGCCTCGCCCCAACGACTCACTAAAAACAGGGGAGGAAATCGTCCTTGTAGATATCCACGACAACAAAGAGTGCACGACCTCAAGGCTTATATTCACAACATTACAGCCGCCAAACACAAGCTTCGACTATCAAATAGACTTCAGATCTATATATGGCAAAAAATTCTCTTACAGATACTCTCTAAACAAGCAAGAAAACATTCCTAATTAAATTTTGTCTTCCGAATAAATCGACGCCGAGATAATCGCCCCACCCCAGCGGCGCTTCCCGTAGCAGATCGGTACCGGGTTCCCGCTGGCGGTGGTATTTCTAGCGCTGCCGAAGGCGTAGCTGGGCTGGTTCTCCGGCGCCGCGCTCTGCTTCAGGCCCTGGGCCTGGGGGCTGAGCATTTGGATGACGCCGCCTGCAACCATCCCTATCCCTGCAGGCAGCGCATACGGGGCTATGACGGGAAAAGCGTAGGAAGCAGCGATCAGCACAGCCCCGACTATCGTCTGCACCAACCCACCACGCTTCCGGCCACGCATGACCGGAGCAATGCGAATTTCCTCGGCGCCCCCGAACTGCAGCTCATCTTGGGAAATGTTCCGTTTCCCACGGAATACAGCGAACTCCATACCTCGCAGGTGAGCATTGGCGAGGAAGCGCTCGAGGCCAGGAATCTGCACGCACAGGGCCTTGATCGCTTCCGCAGTCGACCCGACGAGCATACGGTACTCCCGACCGAACTGCCGGAGCGCGCCGTAGAGTTTGATGGTGGTCATCGGAGTGTGGTGCGCTGCGGTGGTCATGCGTTTCTCCAGGTAATAAAAAACCGCCCGGAGGCGGTTTATGCGATTATTCATTCCTTCCGTATGAAGGATGATCGGCCGTACTTCGCCTCATAATCAGCAGCCAGTTTCTGGCATACCGACTTAGCGAAACGCCTAGCCGACATGTCTAAAAGTCGATCATCAACATCTTTCCAGCACAAATCGATAGCTACTCGAGCCCTATCCTTATCCCTGGACTCAGGGGTCTCTGTGCTTTCTAGAACTGCACCAAGAATTAGGAGAGCCACCAGAGCACCTATTGGTAGCAGCACTAAACAGATCAGGACTTTTTTTGCTGCCCCCATAGTGGGCTTTTTAGGATGTTGCAGTAGCCCTACTTCCTCATTAAGTGCTTCGCCACAGTACCTGCACTTGATTGCCTCACCCTTGATTATTTCAGCGCAGAATGGGCATTTTTTCTCGTCAGCTTCCATACGACTCTCCACAACAAGGATGGCACAGGATAGCAAACAGCCAGCAGCAAAACCCACCACAAGGCCGGGTTCAGGCGTCCGAAGGACAGGTCACTCGCGCTGCCTCATCCGTCGCTTGAGCAAACCTGAAAACCTTGTCCGCGATGACAGGATGATTGCCGGGAGTCGAGTCCATCGACTTGATTAGGTCACGATGGCTGCGAGCACAAGCATCGTTAGGAGGCGGGAAGTACCAAACCCGGCTAAACACCGGGCTTTTCATGGGAACCAGATGCAAAAAGCCCAGCGCGGGGTTGGGCTCTATACTGCTGGTTAGCCTTCGTACTGGAAGATCCATTGCATCTTGCAATCATTCCCGCTAATGCTGTCAGGATCCGGATCCTTCAACGAGACTTTGTTCCAGATAGGATGGCTTGCGTCTCCTAATGGCCATGAGTGACGACAAGAATTGGAACCAGCTGCCGGATTATCCCAATATACTTTGAACGACATTTTCATATTCTGGGGACCGGCATTCTTATAATCACCACATATCAGATACTCAACCCATCCTTCAGTGCCAACCGCTAAACCGTTTGACTCAGCCCCCCAGGCAACGGCTTGGCCTGGAGCGATAGACTCTGGCGGTAGAGACCCACCCATCCAATTACTATGCTCCAAGCTGTGCTTGAATAATACCAAACTATATGGACTTCTATTAACAAGCGTTATTTTTACAGACCTAAAAGCGCTAGACTTAAAGTTGACGATATTAGCAAATTTATCATCAACCTTAATATCTTCCGAAGCAAGACTGTTACTAACTGAGTTAAATGATTCCAGAGCTGACGAAGAAAATTCCTCAGATATCAACTCTTCAGGTGAAAACTCTCTGTGAGGAACTACTCCACCGCCAAAAACATTGTTAATCCAGACCATCGCACGAGCATAACGGAGCTCATCTTCTGAGTTCGACATAGCGCCTCCCTTTCCTTAGTTGGCAAGTACCGTATGAACAACAGCATAGGGAGATTAGCAGAGATTTTTAGGCGCAACCCATTATCGCTGCCTGTCCACCCATCTACCCTGGACGGAAAGCCAGTACATGGCCTGGGTCTGGGCGTAGTAGCGTTGTGCCTCCCAACGAACCGCCCCGGACCGTTGCCGGAAAGCCCATGGACTGGGGCGATCAAGACCTAGGAGGTCAAATGGTCAAGCATCTATTCATTCCTCATAACCTGAGCGAAGACTTTGACAAGGAAAAAGCTGCCGCAATTCGTCGATCGTTTGATGCAGACGATGCGGAGATGCTGCTTTCTGCGCCCACCACTAACACGGTTTCCAGCATCGAAGGAAATAAGTACTCGGGCATAGTGAAGCATCACTTTGAACGTAATGACAGCCCGGTCCATTACGAATACCGGCCAGATGCTGAACAGGGCTCGAAATTCATAATCACCAAAGACAACCGTGACTGATGGAACGAGGTTGAAATGGGAATCAGAAGTCTTGTGCAAAATCTCCCCAAAGACCCCGACAATCTTGGATGGGTTCTGGGCTGGGCAGTTGTCCAAAGCTCTCCTTGGAGGTTCGTGGATATTTACGCCTCTGAAGCCACTGCCCTAGCGGAAGCTGCGTCACGTGGCGTCGGGTTCGCAGTCGAGTACGGCTCGCATCAGGTGGGCACCGATAACTTCGTCGGCGGCCTCACCCCTCCGACAGATTAATCCGAGCCTCCTTCGGCTCTACCAACGAGAAGCCGAAGGAGCACTGTCCTGACTTCAGAACTGCCGTGAGGCCGGGCTCGCCGCAAACTAAACGGCGATAACCCGGACCTCCGCTGACCTTGCCAATGAGTCGCTCTACTCGCACCATCTGGGACTCCTTCTGCAGCGCAATTTCTGCAGATCCCTGTAAGTTAAAAATGCGCAGCTCGTAGACTTCACACATGACATCCTCCTGCGGCCAGGCCGCTCAGCTTGTTCTTGAGTCTTTGTGGCGCAGCACTAGGCGAGCCCGCTCGTGCCAGTTACCGCCGTAGACGATGATCTCGCTGGGCTTTCCGTACAGGTGGTGCAACAGGAACGGGCCAGCGCCGAAAACTTTGGTCTCCTCGCCCGGCAGCGACGGATCGTCGCCCAGGTAGATCCCGGCGTGGTTCGGATGCGCGGTGCGCCCCACCGCCATCACGATCATGTCGCCGCGCTGCGGCCGATCCACCCGGACGAATCCTGCAGCCTCGAACTGCTGCTCGTAGAGGCTCGGACCGTCTGCCCGCTCCCACCAGCCATCGGCACGCTCGAAGTGCGGGAACTCGATGCCCCACTCCCGCTGGTACCAGTCGGCGCAGACCTGCCAGCAGTCCTGCACCCCATGCACGAAGGCGCGCCCGAGCAGCGGCACCTGGTCGACGGGCTCGATGGTACGCAAGTCGCCCTCCGGCCAACTCAGGATGTGCCATGTCAGGCCCGAGGCGTCGCACATAGCGACGTCTGCGGCACTCGGTCGGCTGGCGGCATCGGGATGGCTGTGCACCACGGCGACGATCTCGCCCTGGTCCTCTGCCTCGGCATACGCCTTCGGTGCGATGCGGAACTCTTCGCCGGCGTCGGTAGCGGTGTTTTCGCAGGGAACGTATCGCTGGCTCCGGCCAGAACGGATGATCAGTCCGCAGCACTCGCGCGGATACTCTGCCGCGGCATGCTTCTGCACGGCAGACAGGATGTGCTTGAGCATGGTCAGCTCCTGGCGATGATCGAGACGGCAGGGAAGCCGCCGAAGGGCAGTTGGTTCCCTTCACCGAAGCGCGGGATGCAACCGGTGCCCAGGCAGCCATCACACTCGTCCCGGGCTGGATCATCGGTGGGGTTGCCGTCGGTGTCGAAGTACGGGCCGGTGTAGCCGCAGTTGGGCCCGCGGTACCCGCCCGTCATCGCCCAGTGGCAAAGGGTGGTCATCTGCCGGCCGACCTGCTCGCCGCCAACGTCGCCTGGCGAGGCCAGTTCCCAGGCCACGTACTGGCCGTCCTCGCTGGTTTTCTGGTCCAAGTACCAGATTTCGACGATCTCCTGGGAGGGATCAGCGTCGGGATTGCCGCCTGGGAAGTTCGCCGCGTCCAGATATTTCGCAAGCGTCGTCCGGATGGTGAGGCGGAACTGGAGCAGGTCCTCGAACGCCAGGCAGAGCGCCGTAATCCGGCCATTGACGTTGCCGGCGGTGAAGCTCGGCCGCGCCGCAGTACCATCGCTGTTGGCCTCGATGCCCTCGATCTGCACCGGCCAGGCCGCGTATTCGTGGCCCTGCCACCAGATCGATTTCGCCGGCAACTGGTCGGCGTTGGCGCCGGCAGCGGCCAGTTCCTGCGGACTGTGCGGGATAGCGTGACCGTGGAACCGGACCACGTCGGCGCCGAAGTCGCTGCCGTCGAGCTCGAACAGCACGACCTCGCCGCCCGGCTCCAGCTTCTGGATATCGGTGATCAGTGTCATGGATGGAATGCCTGTTCAAAGGTCGCGGTCAGCCGGTAGACCCGGCCGCCGAGGTTGACGGGCCGGTAGCCCGCACAGGTGTAGAAGCCCAGGCCGCCCAGGGGCGGCGTCCAGAGAAATGCACGCGCTCCGGTGTGGCGGTCCAGGAAGTCCATCACGGCCTTGATGGTCGCCGCCGGCCCGGTGATGGACACCGGCCAGCTCTGGGACTTGCTGTTCAGACCTTCGCTCACCAACTGCTTGTAGCCGTCACCGAATTGCGAGGACCTGGTGGCGAAGGTTATGTCGCCCTCGCCACCGCTCTCGGTGGCCCAAGTGAAGGTTTCGATTGCCATGCGCTCTACCCGTTGATGGCCCGGCCGATCGCACCGTCACGCCGCAGATCACGCGCCAGGAGTTGTCGGTATTTCTGCTCGACGAACGTTCCGATGTCGCGACCGAACTGGTCCAGGCCAGGCTGGCTGCTGGAGACGTTGGCCGAACCATCCGAGGCAATGTTCACCTCGACGTTGATCTGCGAACCACCACCGCCCATAGCGCGCACACCGAGGGCGCCGGACGAGGTTCTGGTCAGCGGCATCACTGCCTCTGGCCCCGCTTCGCCCATCACACCCAGGCGGCCGCCGCTCATGCCGAACGCGGTTGGCGTGCTGACCACGCTGTTGGTGAAGGCCCCGCCGGTGGCGAACATCTGCACGCCTCCGGCGAACGCGCCACCGTTGGCGAACAGCCCACTGCTGCTCACCAGGTTGTCGACGCCCGACTGCACGGCAGCGTTTCCACCGCCGAAGAAGCCGCCGAAGAGGGACGAAAGGGCCTGCGAAGCAGCGGCGCGCGTTGCAATCCGCGCCATGTCCGCCAGGATGCTCTTGGCGAAGTCGGAGAACGACAGCTTGCCGGTCGTGGCGAAGGTCGCGACCGCATCTTCCATGCCGCGGAAGGCGTTGGTGAACAGGTCATGTGTCTGTCCGGCGACATTCCTGGCGCTTTCGAGATAGTCGTTCCAGGCTCCGCTCGCTCCGTTGCTCCAGTCTGACTGGGCAGCGGTCATCTGGTCGTAGTTGCTGACCACGGTGTCTCGCAGGTCCTGATGCGCCTTCCTGAGCGTAGCCAGACGTTTCTCGTACTCCTCGTCCGACATTTGCCGACTGGGATCGGAGCGCTGGTTCTCCAGGTCCATCAGTTGCTGATTGTAGCGGTCGTCGAGACTGTTCAACTGCTCGAAGCGGGACCGCTCTCGTCCGCCCATGCTGACACCGGCCGCAGCGCGCTCGCCCTCCAGACGCAACGCATCGACCTGCGCCTGTAGCGCCTGCGTATAGCGCTGCACTGACTGCTCCTGTCGCCGTAGCCGCCCCTGCTCGCTGAGTTCGATCTGGTTGAGCTGTGAATCGGCGTCCTGCTGCGCCTTGACCAGCGCCGTCCTGGCGTCGGCGATCTTCTGGTCGAGTTGGATTCGCTGGGCTGCCGACGCTCCTTGCTTCGCCCTGGCAGCCTCCAGCGCTGCGATTTCGCGCTCGTAGGCATGGGTGACCTCATCCCGCTCCTGCTGGATGATCGAGATCCGCTGCTGCGCGTAGCTTTCCGCGCTGATCACGCCTGCGCGTTGGGATGCCTCCAATTCCTTTTGCGCGTTACGGTAGGTCGCGGTGATCTCGGCCAAGCTGTTCTTCGCGGCGTTGGCCGCGCGTAGGTCCACCGAACCGGCGGAGCCCTTCTGGTCCTTGAACTTGGCGTTGATGTTGGCGATCTCGCGATCGATGGTCGCCTGCTGCAGGCGGTCATCGTTCGGGTTCACCTCGCGGATCGCCTCAAGATCCTTCTTGTACTGCTCCAACTCCTTGGCGCGCTTCTGCTGGTTGGTCAGCGCCGCCCTGGAACGAGCGTCGATCCGGTCAATAGCATTCTGGGCGGCTTGTTCAGCCCGAGCGCGCTCGCCGGCGGTTCTGGCATCGTCCTCCATCGCCTTCTTCCGCTCGCGGAGCATGTCGAGCTCTTCGCGCAGGCGGTTCCGGCTCTCGTCGCGGTTGCCGACCAGGCCGAAACCACCTTGATCGAGCTGGGCAAGGCGCCGCTCCACGTCGGCGATCTGGGAGTCGATGTCCTGGCGACCAATGCTCTTGGCATCATCCCACGCGCGCTTCGCAGCACGTGCGACTCCATCCCAAGCACGCTCAATCCAACCCAGGTTCTCCAGAATCTTCGGGGTCCGCTGGTTGATTGCGTCAGCGTAGGCCTCAGTCGCCAGCTTCACCGCGCCGGCGTGATCCCCCTGCTCCTCCAGCGCCTTGATCTGCGAGTAGACGGATGCGGTGAGGTAGTTGTACTGCTCATTCAGGGCCTTCGAGGCCTTCACAGGGTCCTCTCCCAGCCTCACGAACTCGGCGACGGTATCCCCCACCGCGCGGCCAGTCGCCTCTTCCATCGACAGCGCGGCCTGGGTGATGGCAACGAAGCTTTCGCTGGCCAAGTCTCCCTTGCCCGCCAGGGTGGCCAGCACTTCGGCAGCAGCTCCGGTCGTGCCAACCGTATTGCTGACTTGGCGCGCCATTTCGCCCAGTCCAGAGGCGCTGGTACCAGCGTAGTTGCCGGTCATGATCAGCGCCTTGTTGTATTCGCCCTGTTCCTTGCTGCCCAAGTACGCCGCCGCAGTCACACCACCGATCGCCGCTGCCAGCAGCCCAATCGGGGCCAGGACGCCGATAACACCGCGCGCGGCGCCGCCGGCGTTCACACCGATCTCGGCGATGTTGTGGGCGGCGACCCGCCAGTTACCGGTTGAGAGGGCGTTACCCAACTGCAGCACGTTCTCGCGCGCGTCCTTGCTGGTCAGCCCGAGCTTGTTGATCGCGCCGCCGGTACCTTCAATGTCCCGCCGCTTCGCCGCGATCTTCTCCAGGCCGGCGGCCAGCCCGGCGTCATCCAGCCCGCCGGCGGCGCGCAGCCCACGCAACGCGGCTTCCTGCTTCTCAAGCCGGGCCAACGCGGCGGTCACCGGATCGATGCTGTTGACCGTGCGTTGCATCGCTTCGATCTGACGGTTCTGCGCCGCAACCAGGCGCTGCTTCTCGGCGGCCTCCTTGGTTTCCGCCTTCTGCAACCGGTCATAGGCCGCACCCAGGCGATCCTGATACTGCGCTTCGTCCTGCAGCGTGGTCAGGCCGGCCTTGCGCGCCCGCTCGAGCAAGCTCTCGGCGCGAATCAGATCGTCGATGTTGGCGACGTTGCCGGAGAGCGCTCGTTCCAACTGGCTGATGATGGATATCTCGCCAGCAGCGCTGTCGTATACCTTCCGACTGGCAGCAGCCTGGCGTTCACGCGCACCGGCCGCCTTCTCGACACTGCGGGCAGCGTCCTCCTCCGCGCGCGACACTCCCTTGGTGGCCTGCTCGAGGCCCTTGCTGGCGTCGGACAGGTTGTCGATTGCCTGTTCGGCCTGATCGGCGGAGTCGACCAGCTTGTCGAGGTCCTCGGCCGCCTTTACGGCCGGGCTCGAATCGACCTTGATGCCCAGTTCGGCGAAGTTGCTCATCCCGACTCCCTCTGCTCGCGGAAGGCCTTCAGCGCAGCGTCTTCCATCACCCGGATATCCGCGAATACCGCGGGTTGCTCACCAGCGGCTACGCCGCACATCTGCATCACTACCGGCAATGCGGTGTAGTCCAGGCCTGTTGCACCACACATGCCAGCCCGCCACTGGGTGCTCATCGCCTCGAAGACGATGAATGCCGTCCAGTTGCAGGGCCAAAGCTCCATCTGCTCGTCGCTTTCGTCGAAGTCATCTGGAGACAATCCGAACTGCGCCAGCTCCTGGGGGCTGGCTACAGGCCGATAGAGTTCCTGTGCGGCGCGCTTCAGTTTCCCAAGCGCCCTCTGCTGTAGGAGCTCTGGTAGGCCTCGAGGATGGCCTCGGGCACGCTGACCAGGGAGGACACCAGCAGCCGGACGTTGGCCTCGGTGAACGCCTCGTCGAACCCCCACCCGGCCACAACGGCTTGTACCTGCTCGACCTGGAGGTCGATCTGAGCCGTGGTGAACGCTTCCAGAGACTGCTCGCGAGTCTCCTCGACCAGGCGCTCGAACCGCTCTCCCCAACTGCTGTAGAGGTCGGCCAGCGCTTCACGATCCAGGTACTTGAAGGTGAATGGCACCTTGATGGACTCCCCGCCGAGGCGGGGAATCTCCACACTGGATTCGAAGGTGGGCGCCTGCGCGATGCTGAACTTCTTCGCCATGACAGTTCCTTAGGGGGCCGGGTTGTAGCGAACCGGGCGGCCATCGAGAGCGATGGTCAGGGTCCGGGTCATGATTTCGTTGACGTTCAGGGTCGGGGTGTCGCTGACCGAGACGTAGCCGTTGTAGAAAACCTCCGATCCGTTGCGCAGCGTCAGGCGGATCACCTGCAGCGCTTTACTCTGGTCCGCCGCCTCAATCACCGCCCACTGCGGCAAGTTGGGGTCGTCGGCGATCGGCATCGAGAACGACTGAGCGTTGCGGAAGGTAGGCAACTGGCGCTGGTCATCGTCCTCGAGGTACTGGTACTGGACGAACTGCTGTTCGCCGCCGGAGGTGGTCGGGTTCATCACCTGCTGGATCTGCTGCCAGGTGAGGACCTTCTTCGCCGAGCCGATACCGCCGCCGGCCGGGTAGCGGATCACATCGGTGGTATCGATATTGCCCAGGGAGAAGGTGTCCTCGGTGGAAACTGCGACCTTGACGGCTCGGCCGTTCAGGCCAGTCCAGCCGGACACCAGCGACACGACGTCACCGACCAGCAGGCCGTGAGCATCTGCGGTAGCAACCGCTGGCTTGGCGTTGGAGACAGCGGTAATCGGAATAGCCGGGCCGTAGGTGGCAGCAATGGCCAGCAGCGCGCCGTTGGGGAGGCTTGCGGACATGGAGTTTTCCTCGTGTGGAAATGAAAAAACCCGCTCATGGCGGGTGCTGGTGTGCCCATGCGGGCGATCAGAAGATGTCGGCGCGATAGCCGATGGAGACTGGTTTGGTATCGGCGATGTCCCCCGATATCCAGGGTCCCGGCGCTGGTGGGCTCACCACCTGCACAGAGAAACCGGGACGAGACAACTCGCTGTAGAGAGGGAACTGCTGACCTAACTCGGCGATGATGTCTGCGGCAACGCCGGTGCCCTGCCCGCCTGGGACCACGATGCTGATCTGGAACACACCTGTGAAGCCCCGGTGGTAGCCGCCCAAGTCGCTACTGGTAGTGCCAGCGGGCAGCGTGAAGCAGCGTAGATAGATGGCACCCGGCGTCGGTTCGAACGTCACATTCGGGTACGCGACCGGGATCCCCTTGGCCTTCGCCCAGACGTCCAGGCGAGCCTCGAACAGTTGCTGAATGATCTCGTGACTCATACCTGGTTCGCCCTGACGGCGGCCTCCACAATCTGCTGGAATTCGGCGATGGTCACCCGGACCATGCCAGCCGGCGCCTGGCTGGAGTGCCCGTACTCCAGCGGTACCGCATACGGCAGGTTGTTCACCAGGTAGGCGGTATCACCGAGCTTCAGCGGCTGGACCCCGGCGGTCACTGCAGAAATTGCCTTGCTGCCAGTCGGGTCGACCTCATCAATCTCCCCCTGTGCGGCCGTGCCGATGCTGAACTGCCAGTTGGCCCGAAAGCGCCCGCCAACATACCCGCGCCCGGCCACCATCCCGTTGACGTCGAAGTTCTGGTCACGCTCCGCCTTGGTCAGCGGCTTTGCGTGCTTCACGCCTCGACGTAGCTTCCCGTTCCTGGTGAAGTTGCTCGGATTCAGGTTGATCAGGGTGTTGCGAATCGCAACGTTCTCGTCGTAGCGGTCCGCCGTAGCACTCGCTCGCTGGCGGTAGGCGACGTTCGCGGCCCACCGCTCCGGGTCACCGACTGGAGATTTCTCGATCACCTTGACCGACAGGTCCAACATGATCCGCTGGTAGATCGCATCGCCGGCAGCCAAGGCTTGGTCGCGGAACTGCGCCACCGCTGCAGCGAAGCTGCCCTGGCGCCCCGAGTAGCGTTGACGCATGCGAGAGCCACGGGCCATGCGCTACCTCCTCGCTTGCGCGACGAAGCCGATGTCCAGGCCGGCATAATTCCAGGCTTTCGCAGTCACCACCTTGAAGGCCTCGCCGTCGAACTCGATACGGTCGCCGTTCCTCGGCGCCGGCATGTCCTGCCCCCCGAGCTGCACTGGAGACATGATGATCTCGACATCACCCTGTTGGATCAGCGAACCGTCGATAACCCGCACATCGTAGTCCTGGCGCATACCGGAACCATCGAAGCTGCGCTCGATGGTTGGACTTCCACCGGTCGCCGGGTCGTACTCGCCCTGCTCAAACTTGGTCAGGCGTAGCTCAAGCCCCCTACCGCCCTTACTCCGCGGTGCCAGCATACGAATGGCCATCGCCCGGGAACGGTCGTAGATATCAGCCATCAGCTCATCCTCGACACCCTGACGTTGAACATGCCGCCGCCGACTGTCAGCGCCTCCAGAAGCCGATCCACTGCAACGTAGCGCGGCTGCCCCTGGTTCACCGGATCGGCGTAGACCGTGGTGAGGGGCCCCACCGTCTCGGATTTCACAGCGGAGGCCTGCTGTACCGTGTCCAGCGGCCCGTCGAGAGCCAGCAGGGCCAGTTCGCACGTTGCGGCCTGCAGTTTCCGGTTCGGCCAGGCCAGGCCGGTGCGTGGAAACTCCAACGGCTGGTCCGGGTCGACCTTCGAGCCTCGGAATTGATAGCTGCGGTCGATGTAGTCGGTCGCCCTGATCAGTGCCGAGGAGCGGCTGTCATTGGAGGCCGACGCCCAGGCAGCATTGCCGCGCTGAGCGTGATACTCGGTAGCCTGGTCGACGGAGACGTAACTGTTGGCGCTGTCACCCTCAGTCACCACCGCCATTGGCTTTCTCCTCGGTCGCCTTCAGGAGCTCGCGCAGCGAATCGGACGTGGCGCCTTCCGGCACCTCGACACCCAGTTCAACGAGACGCGCCAGCACCTGCTCGTCGTTCAACTGCGAGGGCTCCTGGGCCGCCTTCGCCTCGGCGAGCAGTTTCGCCAACGCAGCCTTGCCTGCACGCCCATCGAACGCGACGCCGAGGGCCTTCAGGTCAGCCTTGATTTCGTCGAGGGTGGGCTCGCCGTCATGGATGCCCGGAGCCTTCGCAGCACCGTTGGTTTGCAGTTCGATCAGGTCGTAGGCCACCGAGTATGCCCGCGGCACCTCGCCGGCCACCGCATCGGCCTGTTCGAGGAAGTCACCCTGGCGATAGGCGAGCGGATCCCGAATCGTCAGCCCATTGCGCTGGGCGAACTCCATCTGGTCCGAGGTCGCCGGGCCAGCTACGAACCACAGAATCTTCTTGGTCATTGTCCACCTCATGAAAAGGGGGCCTGGCGGCCCCTCTGCGGCTACTTGCTCAGCACCAGAACGCCGGCGGTGTCTTTGACGCTGGTGGCGGTGCGCTCCCAGTTCGCCGCGGTGCCGATCGCGGTATCGTTCGGCGAAGCGCCGCCCGTACCGGTCTTCCAGGTGTAACCGAGCACGCCCAGGTTGTAGCTCCATTCGGCCTGGTAGACCGAACCCAGGTTCTCCTTGCCGGTAGTACGGTTCAGAACGGCGTCGAAGTCGTTGTTGCCAGTCACCAGCACCGAGCTCTGCACCAGGCCCAGCGAACGGAACGAAGCTGGGTTGGCCTCGGGGTCGGCGCCAGCCGGCACGATCAGCGAGTCGGCGTCGGTCACCACGAACAGACGGCCGAACGGGTCGCGCATCACGTTCACGCCGTCGTAGGTGAACAGGTTCTCGGCGTTCGCAAGAGCGTTGTCGTAGAGATCGCTGACCACGCTGGAATGGAACACCCAGGCCGCGATGGCGTTGGCGCGGTCACCGAACTTGAACGCCGCCTTGTTCAGGGTGCGGAAGGTTGCGGTCTCGGTGGCGCTGCCATGGGTCGCGTCGGAGTGACCGCTGATTGCAGCCACCGCGCCGCGGATGGCGGTGTTCAGCATGTCCGCGACCCGTGCTTTACCCAGTTGCTCACCGATGGTCAGGGCCGCCAACGCCGGGTTCTGCAACACCCAGTTGTACTGGGCCGCTTCATACTCGATCGGTGGCGTGCCGGCGGCGACCTTCACCGCGGCGTTGAGCAACTGCGTCAGACGAGTCGCAGCCACGTCGCCGTTGCCGTAGACGTTGCGGCGGCGCACCAGATTGGCGATCAGCTTGAAGCTGGCCTTGATGTCGAAGTCGCCCTGCGCCGGCGCGTTCTGCAGAACGATGGTGCCGGCGGATGCCTGGTTGAATTTGTCGATCGCCTGGGCGACGGTTTCGGTCAGAGCCGTGTAGGTCTGCTTGTTGAATACAGCGAGATCGAAAGGCATGTGGCCTCCTTACTTGATCGTTTCGAGGTAGGCGACCTTCTCGGCCTCGGTCTTGCAGTCGGCGAGCGACTTGGCCGTGCTGCCGGAGGGCTTGCCGCCCGGGGGCGTTCCGCCGCCAGAGTGGCCAGAGCCCTTCAGGATCTGGTCGCGGTAGGGGTACTGGTCGACGAGAATCTCCAGCGCTTCATCGAAGTCGGCGGCCTCGCCGGGACGGGCCTTGCTGTACAGCTTGTTGCCGTGGGCGTCGTAGGCCACGACATTGCCGTCCTCGATTTTCAGGTGCTTGCCGAACACGGACTGCACCATGTCGGCCGGAACAGCCAGGCGGTCGGCCACGAACTTCGAGCGGGAGAAGCTGCCGCCGATCTTCTCGGCGTAGAGCTGCTGCTCCAACTGCTCCGCGCGCGTGGTGGCCTCGGTCAGCTTGGAGTCGTAAGCCTTGCCGATTTCAGCCTTTACCTTCTCGATCTCGCCGGCATCCACCAGCTTCTTCGCGTCGAGATTGGCGACGGTTTCCAGGGCTTTGCGCGCTGCGGCCGGGTCCTCGATGCCTTCGAAGTCTTTTGCGATCTTCTCGGCCTTCTCCGCCCGCTCGCGGTGCTGCTTGGCCTCTCCGTTCAAGCGGGTGATGGTGGCTCGGGTACCGACCGCATCGAAAGCGATCTCCTTACCGTCTTCTTCCACGTAGACCGGCTTGCCATCCTGGACCTCGGCGTATTGCTTGCCTTCGACTTCGACAGTCTTCAGTTTCATCTCGTCTTTCTCCGGCCATCCGGCCATTGCGATGGGCCATCCGGCCCGGAAGGCGCCCCGCTCCATCCGAAACGCAGGCATAAAAAAAGCCCCGGACATTGCCGGGGCCTACACGAATTGGTGATCAGATCAGTCGGGCGCGTACAGCGACTTGAGTTGCGCCAGACTCAGCGGGTTGCCCCGCTGGTCCAGCAGGTCGCTCAAGGTGATGACGCCTCGGCGCCAGAGGTCGGCGCGACCGGGCCCCAGCTTCTCGTCCTGGAAGGCCTTCGACTTACCCTTGAGCCATGTCTCGAAGTTCAGACTGGCCGGCACCTGGCCGTCCATCGACGCGCGGGTGCTCTTCACCTCGTCGACGTCGACACCCAACTCACGCATCGTCTTGAGCCAAGGCAGAGTGGCACTGCGACACCCCCAGTGCCGCGGGCAACCTTGCTTGTACGGCAACGAGTGCCCCACAGGCCTGAACTGCAGATCCCAAGTCTTCTGGTCGTAGACCATGCAGATTTCAGTGGTGTGCGAGTCCAATGTGCTGAGCTGGCGATACCCTTTCACCGGTCCATTCTCGCCAGAATTGGCCTTGTAGACCTCCATCCTGGCGCCATTGGCCACCGCTTGGGCGCTGTTGTGGACCATGGTCCGGGCCGCGCGCTTGCTGACATCCATGAAGCCCTTCACCGGTGGTTGGTCGCCCCGAGCCCGGCGGCCGACGATCTGGGTGACCATCTGTTCCGTAGTCTCGCCGTTCACGAAGCCATTGCGCACCACACCGGCGAACCGGAACGACACATCCGCAGCCTGTTTGAGCCACCATTGCTTGGTCGGCGCGCCCTCGATGAGCGTATTCGCAACCACAGCGCTGAGTCGGTTCTTGCCGACGCCGAGCATGATTGGCCGGCTCACCAGACTGTTGACTGAGTTCGACGCGAAGCCTCCTTCGATGACCGCGAGTTGCCGCAGGTTGGCATCATGTGCCGCAGCGATCTCGGTGTACTGCGCCTTGATTGCCTTGGCCGCCTCGTCGAGGATCGCGTTGACCTCCTTGACGTTCTTCAGCGGCAACCGGCGGCCCTGCAGCAGCTTCACCAACTCCTCGGCGAGTTCGGTGATCTTCTCCTCGACTTCCTTCGACATACCCGCCGTGGTCCTGATCAGGTCGATACCATGGTCGGTATACAACTCCGCCAGCAGCACCTCCAAGCGAGTCATATCGCAGGTTCCTGGTTGCGGATCCGCTCCTGCTCCGACTCCCAGTCCAGGTCCTCGGCAAGCATGCCGCGGCGCTGGGCCTCGTTGAATAGGGTCTGGTCTGACAACGAGCCGCCGTCACGCATGCGCTGCAGCACACCCATGGTCTCGGCCGGAGCATAATCCGGGTCGAGATTCGGCTGGAGCTGCACGGTGCCGCCCTCGGCGCGGTTGTTCAGTGCGAGGGAGAAGTACGACAGGAACAGCACCAGGCTGTCCTGCAGGCCCTGGCACATCATCGCCAGTTTGCTGGTCTCCTTCGCCGATTCCTCGCCAGACTGCTTCGCCGTCATGACCTGGGTGGACTTCTCCACCAGCTTCGCACCGGCCTGCCTCATCTCCTCTTGCAGTGAGTCAAGCTGTTCCCGCGCGGTCTTGATGGCGGCGCCGGTGTGCTCGACGTACTTCATGTCGGCTTCCCGAGGCAACTTCACCGCGGAGCGCGCGCCGATGGCCAGCTCGTCGCCGGAGTCTACGCCAGTCATCACCAGGATCGGCACGCAGGCGACATCAACCAGACTGTCCAGAGAGGACTGGAGCCACCAGTGCTTCGCCACCAGGTGGGCGAGCTCGAGCAGCGGTGGCTTCGCCGTGAGGAATCCAGTGCGCGCGGTGTAATACGGCACCAAGGGAATGAAGCCGAGCGTGTTCGGCGTGTCCGACACCATCTCCCATCCATCCTTGCCCTCCTCGAACACGCGATGCCGGCGGGGCTCGATGACGCGGATCTGCTCAACGGATTCGTCGGTGAACTCGTCCACCTCCTCAACCCGGCACGTCCGGAAGCGGAACTGGGTCAGGCTGTCGACACCAGCAACCTTGCCGGTCTTCCATCCCAGCACCTGGCCAGGCTCGATCAGCACCCCGTAGGGCCTGAAGCCGGCCTGTTGCTCAGCCTGTCGTGTGTTCGGCAGATCCTCTGGCCGTTGCGGTATCTCGACCAGGGCGAACTTCAGGCCATACTCCAGCCCGCCGCGGAACCAGTCTTGGGCGAACACTTGCAGGTCACGTCCCTCCGTATCCACGTCGGTCAGCAGGTCGGCGATCTCCTGCGGCACGTCATCGCCGATCACGACCGGCTTCGCAAGCACTCGCCCCACCATGGCGCCGACCGTTTCCTCGAACGCGGGGTGCAGCGTCGCCAGCCTCAGCCGCGCTTCATAGTCCTCCCTCGTCTCGAGCTGCCGCTTGGGCAGGTACGCCTCCCCCGCCTCGCGCATGGCCGAGGTGCCGCCCTTGATGCAATCGATCAGCTTCCAGTGCTCGCGCATCTCCTCGACAGCAGCGCAGCACTGGCAAACGGAATCGCTCATGGTCAGAACCTCAGGGTGGTAACAACGGCCGCGGGTCGCTCGACCGGGAATTCCTTGTGAATGAAGTAGCCCGCAGCATCGTTGGGGTGGTCGATGTCGGCGGACTTGTCCGGCTCACCGTTGGCGCCCCAAACCTGCTGCTCGAGGGCATCGGCGTAGGTCGGGCAGCAGTCGGGATTGACCCGATACCGCCGCTCGCCCTTGGCGTTGCAGAACATGGCGTTCATGGAGTTGATCCGGTCCTTGACCGGAGGGTTGGCGGCGGGCGCCGAGACGATGAAGCCGGCCTGCTTGAGCAGCGCGATATCGGTCTCGCTGGCCCGGACGGACTTGCGAGAGTCGCCGGAGGCGTCGGGGTAGATCCTGATCTGGCGGGTCGGCCGATAGTCACCGTCGGAGTACAGCCAGAACCGCTCCTTGATCTGGCGGATCATGTCCGGGGTGTCGTACCCGTTGACGACCTCGTCGACCGCATGCGGCAGGCCCAGGCGCTTCACATGCACCACGGCGGCCATCTTGCCGACGTTGAAGTCCATGCCCACGAACAGCGTTTCGCCGGGCTGTACGGTCTCCTGCGAGGCGTTGAGGGTGCGGTCGTAGGCGGTGTAGATCGTGCCCGACGTCAGGTTGACGAACTGGCCGCGCAGGTACGCCGCGATCAGTTGCGGCGGGTACGACTCCATCAGCGAATCGATGTAGTCGTCCGGCAGGTTCGCCTCGTTGTCGTAGGTGCTGGCTTGGACCAGGCCGTACAGGTCCTGCAGGTGCGGCTTCTCGCGCAACTGCTTCACGAACTGCTGGAAGACGAACTTGAAGCCTTCCGGGGTGGTGGTGACGTCGACACGGTTGCGCAGGCCGTCCACCTTGTAGCGCATCCGCGCGATGATCTTGCGCCAGGCCTGCTGGGCCTTCACCAGCGACAGGACGTCGAGCTCGTCCACCAGGGAGCGGCCGACCTTGAAGCCTACGATGGTCTGGGGCTTCTCCATGGAGCGGCAGATGATGGTCGTGCGGTAGGCGCTACCGCTGTACAGGTGAACCTCATGGTTCGCCTGGTTGATCTTGGTGCGCAGGCCCCAGTCGAAAGCCACCTCCTCCATCGTCGGATAGAAGATGTCGCGGATCTGGGCGTAGGTCGGGGCGAAGTAGCCGGCGTTGATGCGCGGCCACTCCCAGGCGTGCTGGGCAAGGCCCGAGCAGCCCACCCACGTCTTGCCGGAGCCGAACCCCGCGACGAAGCCGCAGAACTTGTGCGGCAGGGCCAGGAACTTCGCCTGCGGCACGTTAAGCGTCGGCATCGCGCACCCTCGCGTCGATGATGGTCACCGCGACGCTGGTCGGCGGCGCATCGTCCTCGGGGTTCTCCAGCAGCTTCAGCTCGGCGCGTTTCTTCGCCACTTCCAGGCGCTTCAGCTCGATGTCCAGGGCGGCGGACTCGGTGCCGACGTGCCGGCTCAGCAGCTCCAGGTTGCGGAGCTTGTCCGGCCACTTGACCTTCCGGAGAACGCCGGCAATGCGCCGGTCATCACCACGGCCTTCGAACAGCTCGGCGACCTCGATGCCGGAAAGGAACTGGCGCCAGACCTTTGGCCATTCGCGGATCGGCTTGAAGCTGCCGTCGTCCTCATGGATGTCCAGGACGTCCATCTCGTCGATCTCGCGCAGGCGGCGGACGACGTAGTCGGCCGATACCTCGGTGCGCTTCGACCGCTCGGCCATAGCCTGGGCAATCGCCTCGGCCACTTCGGGGATGCGGAGCAGCTCGTAGCCCATCTCGGCCGCACGCTTCGGTGCGTAGCCGGCTCGGATGGCTGCCTGCGTCGCGTTGAGGTCGACCAGGTACTCCTCGACGAACAGGCGCCGCTTTTTGTTCAGCGCCATGTTGGACCTCAAATGAAAAGCCCCGCTCTAGGCGGGGCTAAAACTGGTGATCTGCTGCTATTCAGGCCCTCTTGCGATCGCATAGAGAATCGAAAGAGCCAACATTGCGTATCCATTATCAGTATTGAAACCCGAGACGAGGTATGGGTTGCTTGTCTCGTCTCCACCGAAGGTGCCGTTCTCATCCATGCGGAAATGCCAAACCTTGACCCACTCTGCTTGATCGAATGGGTTCCGCATCTGTTTCTCGATGATGAACTTTCCAACACTGCCTTTTGGGCCCACCGAAAGTTCAAGACGCCCACGACCAGCGCCATAAGGAGTGTCGATTGCAATCCAACCCTGCGGGGAAGGCTCAAATGAAACGCCCCAAGATTCTTTTGGGAAAGGGTCATCGAAAACCTTCTTGATCCCCTGAATCACCCCTTCAGCTCGCCTCTTGAGTTTGGCGGCATCATCAACAGCGTAACGTACCTGGTTGATTTGCTCTTCGCTGAAACGTCCAAATTCCATGGCAACCTCCTGTTTGCAGAGCAGGGAGTATGCCGTCGGAACGACCTCCGGACTAGCTGGTCGGGCTTAGTGCTTCAGCTTGCGCCGCTCAGCCCCGTCCCAATGTTCGCTCCAGTCGATGCGGATGATTCGCGCAACGTTGCCGCGCGCCTTGAAGACCAGAACGGCCAGCACGACCAGGATGATCAGCAGCCATGGGGACAGCGCTGGGTGGTAGTTCCCGCGCAGGGTGTCGAGGAAGAACGTGAGGGAGTAGCAGCCCGAGCCAACGGACAATAGGTATGCCAGTAGCGAAACGCCAGCACGGTAGCGCGCGCCCTGCCGGCGGTAGCTGGCGATGCGAACGCAGATCGCGCTGCAGATCACTGCGGCGATCAGGGACCACGGATCAACCATTCCGGCCATCTCGATCATCTCGACCTCCAAAGCGGCCCGCGATGAAGCGGAACCAACCCGGCGTCTTCCCCCCCTGCACCCACTCCAGCAAGCTGATGCCCAAATAGACGCACAACAGGGCGCCGACCCCAGCCACCAGGCCGGAGGTCTCAACCCATTGCTTACCGACGAACTCGCCGGCGATGTAGTAGCCGAAGATCCAGGACACCAGGAAGTACCCGACGCGGGAGAAGACCGAGAGGTCTTTCGCCTGGACTACGAAGAACATGGCGCCAGCAAAGGCGCCGATGATGGCGTTGATGTCGACGCCCAGCAGGTAGCCGCCGCCGAATCCGACGGCGCCAGCAACTGCGATGGCTCCGGCTTCGGACATGGGGCGATCTCCAGGGTGTTCAGGCAGATGGGCGGCGTGCATTGCGCGACCCTGGTGTAGAAATCAAAAAGCCCGGCTCAAGCCGGGCTTTTTGCTCTTCGTGTCGATCAGATTTTGCCAGCCTCAGCCCAGCGCATTAGCGTCTTTATGGCGATGGCTCCATTCTGAGAGAAACCACGAACAACTGAGGCCTCCGTGACAGGAAAATCAATATCGAAGAGATCATCCTGTGATACTTCCACGAAGGTATTGAGGAGTATCTCAGCGTACTGCGCCTGCTCGGTGTCAGTATGGCGCTTAGGCAGTTGGCGATCGATGTAAGCGCCCACGGTGATGGGACACACCGTTCGCATGGTTTCGTACATATCGATCAAGTTGCGGGCGGTGTCACTTAGGTTGGTTTTCATCCTGAAATCCTTCTACTGCAGGAGCCCAAGAATTAACGATTCCAAAGTGATATCGCAACAAAAAACCCGACTCAAGGGCCGGGTTTCTGTGTGATCTGTCGTGCGGGTGTAGTCGTGGACAGTGGCAAAACGATACCCAAATGCTCGCCAAAACGTCAAGCGACCTGTTTCAGACGCTCCCGCTGGGTCCAGTAGGCAGCCACGCGGTCATGGTATCGCTGGTGCACCTCGGGCAGTTCCAGGACATCATCGCCCCACTCCTCCCGGTATGCCGCGCTGTACCGCTTCATCCTCGCCGCCCAGGCTGCCAGCTGGTGGTCTGACATTCCGCGCAGGCGCTCGGCCAGACGCTGCTGATGGTGTTCGCGCCGCTGGGCGTACAGCTGGGCTCGATATTCAGCCACAACGTCACGATCAGCCTGCAGCCAGCGCCATCCAGGCCCCTTCCGGAGCCCGCTCTGCTTCGCTACCACCTCGGCTACCGGCTTCAGCGCCTGGGCATCCAGCTTGTCGACGTGGCGCGCGAGCCGTTCCCAGGTGCTGGCGTAGTCCCGAGCCCAGTGGCTGGGGTCAACGCGGCAGCCCAGGCGCTCCTCGATGAACAGGCAGACCTCGCCCGGGCCCAGCGTGTCCCGGCCATTCACCGCCCGCTTGTGCGAGTTGATCGCCGCCAGCGCCATCCAGTAGGCGCGCTCGGCCTGGCGCTGTGTGAGCTGGCCAAGGCCGGCGCCGATCCACACCAGGCCGTGAGCGATCGCAACGTCGTCACCAGTGGCCAGCGGCGAGTACAGCGTGTGTCCGAAGTGCTGCAGCGGCTTTGGCAGCGTGCCGATGGCAGCCATCACCAGGCCGGCGGCCAGCATGTGGGCGGAGCGCCCGTTGGTGTCCTTGCGGTCCGGGTGCGTCTCGTTGGCCACCCGCCCCCGCTTGCCGAGTTTCGCCTTCTCCGCGGCCACGGCGAGAACCGAATCGCGGTTCTCGTAAAGTGCGTCGTGCCATGCCTGGCGGGCGCTGGTCAGTTTCATTTCGGCTCTCCCCTGTGGTTTTCTGTGGTCACTGCTCGCCCTCGAGGAGAGGGACGACTTTCACTCGCACGCCTGGCGTTTCGCCGTAGCGCTTCCCCACCACCGCCTTCACGACCTGGACGTCGTCCTTCCAGACAACGCCGTTCAGGCCGTCGTAGATGGCCTTCTGGACGTTATCCAGGTCCGGTTTCTTGGTCGGGTACAGTTGCCCGGCCAAGGCCAGGGCCTTCCGCTTTTTCGACATCGATTGAGGGATGCTCAGCGCGATGTCGAGCTCGACCAGCACTGGGCCCTCGAACAGCGCGCGACCTGCCATGGCCTGCTGTCCGCTGTGCGCGATCAGCCCCTCGTAGTTCGCCGTCTTCGCCGGCGTGAACATCCTGGCGTGGGCGCCGACGCGACCGATACGCGGTCTCCCCTTCCCCACCGGCTCGCCGGGTACCATGAACATCACCGGGCGGAGGTCATGCATCACGGCGCACCTCCGGCGCTTTCCGGCGCATCTTGGCCAGCAGCAGTTCCCGCGCCTGGGCGCCACTGAGCCCATCCAGTCCCTGGGCTTGCATCCGGTGGAGCAGTTGCTGCTCGGCAAGCTCATCGGCGCGCTGCAGCTCCGACTTCTGGCTGTCGAGGCCAATCGCCTTGGCGACCTTTCCGTCCAGCGGCTCACCAGCCTCGAGGCGTCGGACCACTACGGCATAGTTATGCTCGAACTCAGCGCGAAATCGCTTGTCGCCGTACTGGGCCCGACGAAGCTCGAACAGGCCTGTGAGTTCGGCAGCCACCTTCACGACCTTGTGGCTGTAGCGCTGCTCCAAGGCTTCGTACCAGGCGCCCTCGGCGCTCGGCAAACCGTCGATCTTGCGGCACAGCCGCAGGAACTCCTTGAGGCTCGGAGGAAAGTCCTGATCCAGCACCATCCGCTGGAGGCCTCGGTCGACCTGCATGTCGCTCAGGTGCTTGATACCGGTCAGCCAGACTCGCTTGGCGAGCGTCTCCGCACGACGTTCCCCGTAGTGCTTCTCGTACCAAGCCGGATAGCTGGTTTTGAGGGTAGCGAACACGCGTTTCACCGCCCTGCGCGCCTGGGCGTCAAGTTCGACCAGATTCTCGATCTGCGGCTCACCAGTCGTCGTCGTGGAGGATGTCAACAGCGTTGCGCGAACGTCGTGCAGCGGGTCGCTGACGTGCTTGGGCGTTTCGTCCGTCGGTTTGCTCATGGCGGTGCTCCGCACGCGGTGCTGTTGCCATCCGGTGGCGCTCCAGCAAGAGTTCATCGAGAAAATTTCGGTAGTACAGGGGGGAGTCAGGCGGGGCGCCGAGCTTGGCTTCGGCGATCTCCATTGCTGCGAGCATCTGCTCCGCGGTGACACCGCGCTCGACCCAAGAGGCGAACAGCGGCATGGTCCTGGCGGTCTGCACCGCGTGGATCTGGAATCCGCGCTCGCGGATGAAGAACTGGCACCACTGTCCCGCAGTGGCCGGATCGGCTGGGCATTCGCGCACGCACGCGTTAGGTGCGGTACGGTTATTACCGGATACCGGAGGTGTGCCCACTTTTTCACTTTCACCCCCTCCCACATATCTGCCCTCTTTTTCCGGGAAAGCCGCGTAGTTACTGGGCTCCGACCCTTCCACATAACTGCCCGCTTCATCTGCCCACTTAGTGCCCACTTTTTTTCGGACGGATTGATCCCGTGAAGCCTTCGGTAACTCAAAAATCAGGCGCCTTTCGGCCAAGTTGGGGCCCACCAGGCCCACCTTCTGCAGCCAGACCAGCGCCCGCCGCAGTTCCTTTTCGGAAGGCTCGCCGCCCTTGATGCCCTGGTGCGGCTCGACGTAGAGCTCCTCGGCGATCGACTTCCAAGAGATCCCTCGCCGCTCTCCGACAATGCCTATTGCGAAGTCCATGAACGGACGCAGGGCGAACACGTAGATCTCGCGGGCAAGCATGGGTAGGCCGCGGAGCGCCTCCCGCTCCTCGTCGTTGATCTGGAAGGACGGCACGGCTACCCCTGAACAAGGCGCGGCCGGCGCATCTGGTCGATCATCCGCAGCGCCTCATCGGTCGCCGCCCTGGATTCGGAGAGCTCCCGGTGGGCCTCCTGCAGTTCCTGGTCATCAGCGCCGTCGACGAGGTTGGCAACAGCCTGCTGCGCCTCACCGTTCTCCTTGATGAGTGTCCGGAGCATGCAGAGCACCTCCGGCCGCTGGCCGGCATCGCCGCCGATCAAGCGCACCGACACGCCCAGCGGCGTCAGGATGTCGCCCAGGGCCTGGACCTTCAGGTCAGTCGGCAGCGCGGCGAGGATGCTGGGTACGAAGTTCGCCGGCACCAGGTTGGTGTCCTTGGTTCCGTCGTCGAGCCAGCGGAACACGCGGTCGGCGTTGACCTTCATCCTCTCGGTTGTATCGCGCGTCGGCGGGTCGAAGACGATGCCAGTGACCAGCGCCCCCTGGATGCGTTCGTGCGCCTCCACGATGTGCTGGACGACGGTCTCGCGGCTCCACCCCTCTCGGCGGCGCCATTGGTTCACCACGCCCAGCAGCGTGGAGATCAGGGTGTGCGACTCATTCCGCATGCACTGCGTCTCCCGCACGGTTAGGATCATTTCGCCATGACGCACGGATGACCGCGCTATCCCTGGCTCCCCTTACAGCGCGATGGCCGAGGAGGCTGAAAACTTGAAAATCGATCGCACGATTCAGAAAGCCGTTCTGGACCGCTTGGCGGACGCGTATCCCAATCCGGTACATACCGATGGGCTCTCTGATCTCTTCGACGACACCAAGATGCTCACCGCCTGCTGCGCCTACCTGCACGAGCACGGCTTGGCAAGGGCAAAAATCTCGGAATTTTTGAGTGAAGGCCGCGAACTGCTGTACGCGGAAATCACAGCCAAGGGGATCGACTTTCTGGCAGATGACGGAGGCCTGAGCGCAATCCTCGGGCCGGTGACGATCAAGTTTCATGAGGACTCTCTCCGCCAGATGATCGAGCTACGTCTCGCCAAGGCGAGTGATCAGCAGGTGACGCCGGAGGAGAAAACCCAGCTTGTTCAAGCGCTTCGAGGGCTGCCCGCCGATTCCATAAAACACCTGACAACCCGACTACTGGACCTGGGCATGGACAATCTGCCTCGAGCAGTCGAGATAGTTCGTACGTTCCTGTCGTGACGCCCCCCACCTCCTCCGTTGAGGCCAGCGTGAAATGGAGGAGCCCGATCCGGGGTCCACGGCTGGCGTGCAGTGGTGTGTAGAACTCGCCAGGTATGATCTGGGCGGTAACGCGGAGGAACAGCTCGGTGCTGGCCGGCTCGCACCGACTGGCAAGCAGCACCAGGCCAAGCTGGGACTGCGTGAAGGTAAGGCCGCCTGCCACCCTGCCGGGTCCACCGTTCCGGTTGGCTGTCATGTCAGGACGCCCATTTCTGATGCCCTTGGAAAGGAAACGGGCGGAGCTCTTCAGCAGTGAAAGTACCGTCATCATGCTCCGTAACGAACACCGCACGACCGACACGTAGCGCTTTGCTGATTGCAGGTGGAGTAATTCCAAGGAGCCTGGCGGCCTCGGCCTGGCCTTTCTCGGTAGCAAATTCCTCAAGGGGAATCTGTTTCATTGGGTGCGTCTCCGCAGTTGCAGATGGCACCAATAATTAACCATCGGTTAGCTTTTAGCAATACCGATGGTTTCTTCCATTGTGTTAACCGCTGGTAAACACTTGCCGCATGACGAAGAAACGCGCCCTTCCTCCTGACCGAATAGCCGAATGCACTGCGGCACATGAGCTTTTTCTGGCCAAAAAGAACCAGCTCAAACTCAGTCAGAAGAAAATTGCTGAGATGGCGGGCATAACCCCCGCTGCTGTCAACCTTTACTTCAAGGGAATCAACCCCTTGAACGCTCAGTTCGCTGCAGTCTTGTCCAGGGCGCTTGGTGAGCCGGTCGAGCGTTTCAGCAAACGTCTGGCCAAAGAAATCGCTGACATGGCTAGTGCCGTTCAATCTCCCTCAAGTCAGGGCTCATTCTCCTCAGGTGACAGTGGCGGGCATGCAGATCGCGCTGAAGCACTGATGGATTTCGCATCTCCGCGCACAAGAACAGTTCTTGAGCGCATCAACCAGGCTGCACGGGACGGGCGCCTCTCGGAGGCTGACCTAGATCTTCTAGACCAAATAACAGCGCGCTTCGAGCACGTCAGTGTCCAAGATACCGTTAGCCAAGGAAGCCACAGACGCCTAAGGGATAGGCTGCAGAACGATGATTCACACTCTAAGCAGTGACGCATTTGCAGGGGTGCTGAAGGCGCCAAAGGTTACCGGTCTCAGCCCCCTTTTCCGCGCAAAGATCCGCGTGAATGGCGATAGCGTAAGGTGCTATGTCAAGCCCCTTCCGGACATGCTCGACTGCCCGGTACGGCGCACGCCAGTCGATAACCAGGAAGTGATCAGCGAGGCGCTTGGCTACGTTCTTGCGAAGGCATGCGGGTTCAAAGTGCCAACGGTTGCCGGCATCATCTTGCTTGAACAGGAGCAGATCCCGGAGTCAGCGCTTGCTGGACTAAGAAGCCTCGGGCGAGGACGCCTGCAGCCAAACTACTTCTGCTGGTTCACAAAGGATATGGTCTATCCGAACCTGGTCCAGAAGCACATGCAAGGCGTGCAACTCGAATTTCTGAAACAACGACGGTTGCGGCGACTCGTTAAGCATCTGGCAGAGGCAGAGGATACGCCGAAGGTCGTCGCCTTCGACGATTGGCTTCTGAACTCGGATAGGCACCCTGGCAATCTACTCGCCAGCAACGCCAGCTTGATGCTGATTGACCATGGACGCATCTTTGTTTATCCGAACTGGCAGCCTGGCACCATAGGCTCGCTGGGGTCCGGCCATCAGCCCGGTAATCGGTTGAGGAACTTCATCGATTCCTACGAGCCGAACTGGAGTGCGAAGCTACCCAAGAAAAGCCAAATGATCATGGCATACAACGCGTTTGCCGTTGGCTTTAGAAACCACGGAGAAGGAGCTGCGCGCGCCGTGCTGGCTGAGTTCTTCGACAACATCGATATCGACGCTATCATCCAGCTGCTGCAATCGCGGCATGACCCAGTAGCATACGCCAAAGAATCCGGCATGGTCCTATGAGCAATCTTGCAAGACTACGTGATCGCCTGAGCGGGGCCGAACAGTCGGTTGTCAAGGGTGTGTGGCGTCCCATCAGCGTGTGCCTGGATGAAGACACCGGCGAATACCTCAATGTCGGGGTGTTGTTCCAGTATGCTGGCAAGGTCGAGGTACGAATGCTTGATACGTTCGAGCGCATCAAGTGCCTCTATGGCAACCGCATCGACCTCGCCAGCCTCAGCCATCTGATGGTCGATATCGAAGACACGATCCGGCTTCACCATGCCGACCTACCAGATGAGTTGAGCGATACTATACGCCTAGGCCAGTCGCTGTATGCAGCCGGCACTGATGCTGAAAGCGTGGTCGACGAGTTCTTCTTCGATGTCGTTACCTTGGGCATGCCCACCGAGAAGCAACGCAATCATAACTTCCGCTATCGCTCCAATCACAAGGTGCGTGAGACTCTCTTCGAGATCATGCGCGAGAAGATGGCGCTCGATGCTGAACGCATTATCTGCTCAGAACCGTATCGGCTGAAGTTAAACAATAACGCGACGATCGACGTAGACATCCCTCTTCTGAGCGAGCGCGCGGCCGGCGCGGTGGTGTCCGCCTGGTACAAAAGCCCTCTGGTGGTAGAGAACAACCTTCTGCAGGCAGCATCTGACCTGCTACTGATTACCAGCAATTCGGATCGAAAGCTGTCCTCAATGTCCGTGTTGATGCCCCAGGAGTCTAGTGGGATGACGCGTAGCGAATTCACTAAGCACCAAGATGCGACGCGGCGTCAGCTTGATCGATTTCAGCGATCCGGTATCGACGTGATCGAGGCGCCGTCAAGCGATATCCTTGCGAATCGCACCATCGAGTGGTGGAAGGCTGTGGCCTAACCCCACCTCCGCCCCTCCAAAGAGCCCGCTTCATGCGGGCTTTTTCATGCCTGGAGAAAATAAATTAACTATCGGTATTGACGGTTATATTTACCGATGGTTAATTTAATGCACCAGCGCATACCGCTGGCCCAGGCCACCGAGCCACGTTCTTTCTCAACTTGCGCCATGAACAGCTAGCCGCAACGCGGCGAGGCAGCCCCGGCCATCACCCGTGGGGCGACAGAAAGTCGGGTGAGCAACATCAACAGCAGAACGCATCGCCTCTGCGGCGACCGGCGATCAGATAGGTGCTGAGGCAACACCTACCAACGCGATGGCGACCCTCGCTCAGGGCGACCAGAGACGGCTGATCGAGGGCGAAATGCCCGAACCGTGCGAACGACCCGCATGCGATGCGCCCCGCCACCCCGGCGGTAATGGGCAAGAATCTGGCTGCGCCGCGCGGCAAACGGCGCTGCAGTCAGGGGAAGACATCGAATAGGAGCTGATAACTGCCGCCAGTAACGGGGTTCAGCTCTCGGTATACCGGCCTGTCTTGCGCAAGCCGGGAATCAACGGCTCTGCTCACTTCCGGCTTAGCCGCCAGGAACATTGCCAATGAGGCGGCCTCAGCGGGTCCGGCGACCGGTGCCATAGCACCCAGACACAGTGTGATGGTGAATTCGATTGAATCCTGAAACTGCATGGACTCGCTCAACGCTCAAGAGCCGGCGCAATTGCAGAATCCTATTCGCTAAACCAACGCCACGTCCTGGAGCGAGCGTCGCCAAGAGCGCTTCCGCCTCCAAAATCTGCTTTTCAAGCTGCTCGATACGCTGTTTTGAAGTCTCGCGTTTGGCTTTCTTCTTCGTTTTTTTCATGGGTTCCCTCCGTAGAGACGGAGATTCGCGCCTAATGGAGAGAAAAACAACATCCGCCTCCCCAGTCCGCAGCGGTATGGCTCGGAGGAGTCCCGGATCGCCAGGGCTAGCACCGCAAAGTCACCGAGCACCAGCCCTGGAGGGCAAGACGATGAAGACCGTAGTTTTTAGCGACACCCTCAAAAAACTGTCGGTTGGGCAAAAGGTGTACGCACAAGGTGGAGGCCAAGGCGTCATCAGCGAAATCCGCGAGAACTGCGCATTCCCGGTGTTCGTCACCTTGAATAGCGGACGCAAGGACGCCTTCACGGCTGCTGAAATTTTCCCTGCCTAACCACCCAGCCCGGTTCGCCGGGGCATCACCGAGGAAAGGACATGAGAGTTCACGAGAAATTCAGCAAGAAGGGGGCGAGGCCGCTGGAGTGCGTACAACCAACTGTTCGCACTATTGCCGGCGCCGTACATCCAGTCGCGGTTGAGCTCTTCCAGACGAGCGATTCCTGCGATGGCCGCACCCTCACTGCATTCATGACGCCGCAAGAGGCGATGAAACTGGCTGAGCATCTGCTGCACGTCGTGCAGGGCGCTATGCGCTAACCCGCCGCCCTGCCGGCAGCAGGGCATCACCAGCCCCACCGAACTCTATCCGGAGACACACGATGAAGCGAAACGCCAACCCGGCGGCGACCGTTGCTGCCTGGAATTCCGCATACCCCGTCGGCACCGAGGTCGACTACCGATTCCATCGCGGCGCGGCGCCGAAGCGCACCCGTACCACTACTGAAGCCCAGATCCTCGGCGGACACACCGCTGTCGTCTGGCTCGCCGGCGTGTCCGGTTGCGTTGCCTTATCCCACTGCGAGCCGGCCTGAACGTGGCGTGCAGCAACTTCCCCAGCGACAAAGACGAGCAGTGGGACCACGCTGAAAGCGGGTTCGCCCCCAAATTCTGTTTTGCCAATGCTTGATTTGGGACTATCTGGTAGGGGCCTCGAACGAATCTCGATAGGACTTGAAAGCCTCTATCGCATGCTCATTTCTATTATTTCCGTCAGAGTCATCGACCATCCTTTCCTCTGGCGTCTTGCCTCCATAGTAGTCTTCGAACCAACCGAAGTACTGCAATCTGATAGAGCCAGGGTGAAACTTACTATCAAGCGCCTTCCACCACGTCAAACAGGCTGGACAAGGTGGGAGTTCCGTGAAGCATATAATTGTTCGAACTCCCCGTGCATAGAGTTCTCTTCCTATAGGACCAGGAGAATTCTGCATGCCAAGTATCATTATATTGGTAAGCGGAGGCTCCCAGTTGGCCCTAACGCACCGCTCCAAGGCAACCCGCTCGCTGTGGAGCCCCGCTGATCCAGCAGGGGTGCTTGAAGCCTTATGGTCTTTTCCAATTCGAGCATTGTTATTGTCAAGCAACCTTATTGCGCCGAAGCATTTTCCCAAACCAATATCCCCCGACCTTCCACGACCTTTTCTTGCTTTATAAGCGACAACATCAACCCCACGAAAATCAACACCCTCAACATCGAGCGGCTCGAAGCTAATCGCCATATCGACAACCTCCCTGTTGTGTTCGCAACTATATATACGCACCAACTCAGGCATTCAGTGTAGTCATATTCAAGACTACCCATAGAACAAAAAACCAGCAGCATAATTCTCATTTGAAATAAATCCCTTTCTCCCTCCCGCTTGCAGTTACCAATGCGGGCGACCGCCCTCTACCACTGCGAACCGAGATAGATCGGTTGCTCTCGAAATCCCTCGAACGGAGTTACGCCATGTTGATCTTGACCCGCCGCCCCGGCGAAACCCTGCATATCGGCGACAACATCACCGTCAAGGTCCTCGGCAGCCAAGGCGACCAGGTGCGCCTCGGCATCACCGCCCCGGACGACGTCGCCATCCACCGCTCCGAGATCTACCAGCAGATCGGCAACGTCCGCCCTGTGCCGCCGGCGGAGTTGGTCGAGGCCTGGAACCGAGAGCACCCAGCGCCAGCGCTGATCGAGTACCGGCCGTACCGGGGGGCCGAACCGCAGCGCACCCGCACCGTCGGCCGGGCCAGCGTGTCGCTTGGCGGGGCGGCGGTTATCTGGATCGAAGGCCAGTCGGCGCCGGTGGCGTTGCGGGCCTGCACCGCGATCTCCTGACTTCGGCGCCTGGCCCATTGCCGGGCGTTTAACCCACGGCGAGCGCCCGCCGGTCCAACGGCGCGCACAACGGAGGATCTCGACATGTAGCCCAGCCCCAAGGGCAGATCGCCAACATGCGGTCGAGCCTGTACCCAACCGCTTTCACATAGGGCGGTGCATGTAAGTGGAGACAGGGCGCTTGGCGGCGCCCTTCTCTTTCCTGCTCCTGGCGCGGCCAGGGCGCAGCGGAGAGTGATCGGCAGCCGAGTCAGGCACCTGCCTCGTAAGCAGGCGAGCCAACGAGCAACGCCGCCGGCTGGTGGCGCGGACGGAGCCAGAGGGGACGCCCACGCGCCGATCACTCCCCGCTGCGCATGCAGCGTTCCCCCTCTTCGCCCGGCTCCGGCCGGGCTTTTTTCAACCTCCATTCGAGAGCACCCACCACGGCGCCCCACCGGGCACGACTGCCGTGTGCCTGGGTGCTGCCGAATGCAGGTGAACCACGGAGAGCATCCCGATGTGGACATACCGCGAGCGCCGCAACCGCGCGGCTTTCAGCAACGCCCAGCACGCCTGGGACTTCGCCAGAGACCCGCTCTGGGACCAGCCGGAGCCGGAACCGGAGCCCGAGGACGAAGAGCAGGAGGCCGACGATGGCCTGGGCGAATGAGCGCGCCGAGGGCGTGATCGAGGAAGCGATCGTCGCTATGCGTCGGTCGGTGATCCCGCGCCACGACCAGTTGGTATGGCGCGGCCAGATCGAGATGGCCTACACGCTGGACGCCATCGGCACCCGGCAATACGACGACATGCGCCGCCGGCTCGACGCCGCAGCGGATGCGAGACAGCAAGAACTGAGGAGCATCGACCTATGACCACCCGCCCCGTTCGCTCGATCATCGACGACCAACTCGACGATATCGAAGAGTTTGCCGGAAAGAGCATCCGCCAGGCCGTCGAGTTGGCCAACCGTCACGGCTACAACAACCCGTTCTTCGCCGACATATGCGGCGACCTCTGCGTTCTGCGCTTCCGGCGCAGCTCCCGCCTTCACGCGACAACCACCCTCACCCTGAAATGAGACCAGCCCCATGACTGCAGCTCTCGCATCGGTCGGCGCGCTCGACCGCACCAAGTACCTTGGCGGCAGCGATGTCGCCGGCATCCTCGGCATCAGTCCCTGGCGCACTCCGTTGGACGTGTACCTAGATAAGGTCCAGCCGCGCACCGGTCCCGTCGACCCGGCGAAGCAGAAGATTTTCACCCGTGGCCAGCGGATGGAGCCCTACGTCATCGACCTGCTGGCCGAAGAGACCGGCCTGAAGATCGTCGGCCGCGGTAACCGCTACCGCGACCAGCAGCACGATTTCATGGCCGCCGAGATCGACGCCGAGGCCGCCAGCGGCGAAAACATCGAGATCAAGACGGTCAGCCCCTTCAAGGCGAAGGAATGGGGTGAGGTTCAGACCGATGCCATTCCAGTCCACTACACCGCCCAGGCCATGCACGGCCTGATGGTCACCGGCCGCCAGGTCTGCATCTTCGGCGTTCTGATCGGCGGCGACGACTTCCGCGTGTACCGCGTCGAGCGGGACGACGAAACCATCGCGGCGATTCGCGAGAAGGAGGTCGAGTTCTGGGGACGCATCCAGCGCCTGGATCCGCCCGAAGCAACCGCTGTCAGCGACATCCTCCGGCTGTTCGAGCGTGACGCCGGAACCAGCATCGAGGCCGATGGCAAGGTCGTGGAGGTGTTCAACCGCTTGCGCGAACTGAAAGCCAAGGCCAAGGGCCTGGAGTACGAGATCGAGTCCGCAGAGGAGCGCATCAAGCTCTTCATGCAGGACCACGCCCAACTCACGGTCAACGGCAAGTCGGTACTGACGTGGAAGTCCCAGACCACCAACCGCTTCGACCAATCCGCCTTCAAGGAAGCTCACCCCGCGCTGTTCGAGCAGTTCAAGAAGACCAGCGAATCCCGCGTTTTCCGCCTCAAGTAACCGGAGCCCAGCATGTCCGCAACCGCCCTGAAAGCCGCCGCGACCGGCAATGTCGCCAACAACGGTCAGCCGAAAACGCTGGCCCACCTGATGACTGACCCGAAGATCAAAGCCCAGATGGCCCTGGCGCTTCCGAAGCACATGACCGCCGACCGACTCGCGCGCATCGCGCTGACCGAGATCCGCAAAGTACCGGCCCTGGCGAAATGCAATCAGGAGAGTTTCCTCGGCGCCGTGATGCAATGCGCGCAGCTCGGCCTGGAACCGGGTAACGCTCTCGGCCATGCCTACCTGCTGCCGTTCGGCAACGGCAAGGCGAAAGATGGCCTGTCGAACGTCCAGTTGATCATCGGCTACCGCGGGATGATTGACCTTGCCCGGCGCTCCGGCCAGATCGTTTCGCTCACCGCGCGCACCGTGCACCAGAACGACCAGTTCAGCTATCGCTACGGCCTCGACGAGGACGTCCAGCACGTTCCGGGTGAAGGTGAACGCGGCGTCATGACCCACGTCTACGCGGTCGCCAAGCTGAAGGACGGCGGCGTGCAATTCGAGGTCATGAGTAAGGCCGACGTCGACAAAGTACGCGCCACCAGCAAGGCATCCGGAAACGGGCCTTGGGTCACCCACTACGAAGAGATGGCCAAGAAGACCGTCATCCGCCGGCTGTTCAAGTACCTGCCGGTCAGCATCGAGTTGCAGACCGCAGTCACCCTGGACGAACGCGCCGACGCTGGATTGGACCAGGACAACGCGTCCATCCTCACCGGCGAATACAGCGTTGTTGACGACCAGTCTCAGGACCAGGTCCCGGACGGCGTGAACACCGAGACCGGCGAAATCACTGAACCCGCCCCGGGCCAGCAGTCGGACACCGGCGACGACGGGCTCAATCTCGAGTAACCGGCCATGCCCAGCCTCACTGTCCTTGAGCGGTACGGCCAAGTCGGGGAGTTCGCCGCGCTACTCGGCGCGGCTGAGCTCAACGCCGCTACGGACTGGGACGAGCAGTTCCTGGCCGACCTCCGCAGCAACTTCCAGCGCTACGGCGCACACACCTACCTCAGCGACGCCCAACTCGAGCAGTTGGAGCGGATCGCCAACGAATAGGAGCTCCACCGGATGAAAGCCGAACACCGCGAGATCATCGACCGCGCCAAACTACACGGCTACTACCCAAGCACCATCGCGCACGAGTTGCTGGAGCGCGACCTGGTCAACACGGTGGTCACCGAACTGCGCAGTGTCCGTGTGCCCTTCCACCTGCTGAAGGAAGACGAGCAGCAGGAAGTGATCGATCGCATAGCGGAAAGCGTAAGCGAAGTGACCAGGGTGGCCATCAGCATCATTGCTTCCCGCGGCGCAGTCTCCGTTCCAGTCGATATGAAAGCGATCAAGGTCGAAGCCAAGACCATGACGATCACGGCGAAGGTAGACGGCGCAGAGCCGAACAAGCACGAATTGACCGACGCCGCCGGCAAGTTGTGCTTGCTGGTCATGGCACCGAGCGATTACGACGAGGGGCTGGACGACGTCCGGCCCGACCGCGACCAGCACGAAATGCCGCTGCACGCTGGCAACGTCGCAGAGGGGCTGCTGGGCGATGGCAGTGAAGATCAGTTGTACCTCGAGGCTGTCGCACATGTCCGCGACACCCGCCAGGCAACCATCAGTTCCATCCAGAGGCACCTGAAGATCGGCTACAACCGTGCCGCGCGCATCGTTGAAGCGATGGAGGTGGCCAGGGTCGTATCGGCACCGAACTCCAACGGCGAGCGCGAGGTGATCCTGCAATCGCCGCCGGAACCGGAAAAAGACCCGCTGAGCAGCGCCGCCGAGCCCGGCGCCACAACCTACGGCGGCCACACCATCGACGACATCACCGTCCTGGTGCTGCGCAAAGACGAGATCACCCCGGGCTGGCTGCAGTCGCGCTTCGCGCTGAGCACCGACGAGTCCTTGGCTGTCGCCCTGAAGCTGCTCGACGACGGTGTGATCACGCTCGCCACCGAAGGCGAATCGCCCGACCTCAACACCTACCGCGTCGCCGTTGCCACCAAGGCCCCGGCCGAAGAGCCCATCACCGTGGAGTGAGCCATGCGCATCACGAAACTCGAAATCACCAACTTCCAAGGGCTGCGTCATGCGGCCCTTGATGTTTCTGCGCCAGTGCTTCTGGTGGCCGGCCACAACGGCGCCGGCAAGAGTTCGCTGCTCGACGCCATCAGCCACGCCTTCACAGGTAAGCCCGGCCGCGTTGCGCAGAAGCAGCATATCGGCCAACTGATCACCGAGGGCGCCAAGAAGGGCGAGGCCCGCGTCGAGTGGCTGGACGAGGCCGGCGAGGTGCAGGCCTGCGGTGTCGCGCTGCCCAGCGGCAAAGGCTCCCAGCTCGCCGACTCGCCGTTTCTGCCGTTCGTGCTCGACGCCAGCCGCTTCGCCGCCCTGGACGCCAAAGATCGCCGCCGGGTGCTGTTCGACCTGACCGGCGCCAGCGCCAGCCCGGCCGAGGTCGGCAAGCGCCTGAAGGCCAAGGGCATCGACCTGGCGCTGTTCGAGAAGGTGAAGCCCCTGCTCCGTTCCGGGTTCTCCGCCATGGTCGGCCAGGCAAAGGACTACGCCAGCGAGGCGCGCGGCGCCTGGAAGGCAATCACCGGCGAGAACTACGGCAGCGACAAGGCGAACGGGTGGGAGCCGGAGGCGCCGACGGCCATCGTCAGCGAGGAGGAACTGGAATCGGCGCGCGCGGAACTGCAAGCCACCGCCCAAGACCTGGACGAGGCCCAACAGACCCTGGGCTCCAGCAAGCGCGCCCACGCCGACGCCCAGTCCCGCGCCAGCCGCATCACCGCTCTCCGCGAGACCGCAGCGCTGGCCGACCGCCGGCGCAACAAGCTGGCCACCGACGAGAAGGCCCAAGACGAATGGTCGGAAAAGGTGATGGCAGCCGAGGCCGCCGCCAGCGGCGAGCCCGCCCACCAGCCGCTGACCTGCCCTCATTGCCAGGGCGCCGTGGACCTGCAGGCCGGCCAGTTGGTCGCGCACCAGCCGCCGGCGAAGGTTGCCGATCCCGAGGCGGCGAAACGCCTGGAGGAGTTCCGCGGATACCTTGCCAGCGCTCAGCGGGCCGTCGCCAACAGCCAGCGGGACCTGAAGGAGAGCGAGGACGCCGCCGCACAGGCCGCCGCCCTGGAAGCCGAAACCGCCCAGGCGCCCAGCGCCGAGGCGATCGCCAACGGCGAACAGGCGATCAACGAACTGCGCCAGGCGCGTGACCGGCAGCAGGCCAAGGTGCAGTCGCTGCAGGAAGCGTTCAACGCCGCCGCGCAGCGCCAGGACGTCATCAAGCAGGCCGCCGGATTCCACGCCGAGGTCTGCGCATGGAGCGCCCTAGCCGATGCCCTATCGCCCGCGGGCATCCCAGCGGAGATCCTGGCCGACGCGATCGGACCGGTGAACAAGCTGCTGCAGCGTCTATCCGGCACCGCCGGCTGGTCGCCCGTGCAGATCAGCGCCGACATCGACGTCACGTTCGGCGGCCGGCTTTACGGCCTGCTGTCCGAGTCCGAACGCTGGCGGTGCGACGCGACGCTGGCCCTGACCATCGCGACGATCTCCGGCCTGCGCCTGGCGCTACTGGATCGCCTCGATGTGTTGGACCTGCCGAGTCGTAGCCAGGCCCTGACACTGCTGCGTGCCGTGACCATGGACAAGGAAATCGACTCAGTGATCGTCGCCGGTACGCTCAAGGAACCGATGGCGAAGACACCGGCATGGCTACAGGCGGTCTGGATCAACGCCGGGCAACTCGCCGACCAGCAGCAACAGGCTGCGGCCTGACCCTCGATACAGCGCCCCACCCGGGGCGCTTTCTCTCCCAGCAAGCACGCACCGGACGCCGCCCTGTGGGCGATTCAACCATGCCTCGTGGGCCGCCCAAGTCAGGCAGGGCGGCGTCCAGTGCCTGTTCACCGAGTACTGACGATGCCCTTCAACCACCCATTCGGCTCCGGCAGGATTGCCATTCTCACTCGATGAAGACCAGATGGTCCGCGTGTTTGATAAGATTGGCGCTTGGAGCTAGCAACGGGCGGCATAGTTCATAGATTTAATTGAAAATATCTAACTAATTCCATTTCTAATATTGCCACTTAACTTATCAAGTTCGTCCATCCACCTTTTAATCAACACTGCATTAGCCAAGCCCCTTCCGCGCAGCACTGGCAGCTCGGAATCTCGGATAAGCAAATTTTCTAAAACTTTTCCTGCATACTCGCCATAGGTTGCCACCTCTCTTAGGTGAACAACGAAGTAAACCATCTCGTTTGACATTGAAATTATCGGTACTTCCCGAATCATAGCGGCTGCCTGAACTAGTTCATGACCAAGTGAGTCCTTAACTCCATCACGCACAGCCTCTAAATAACCCACATCATAACTTCTAGCTTTAGATAGACGAATAAATAATTCACGAACATGATCCATCAAAGCATAAACTGCATTTATCGCCTCCAACCTCTTACGCAGTTCGTCTTCTCTCCGATCATTGTTCTGTCTTCTGTTCTGATAGTAAGGAAGGGCTAAGGCAACAACTACCGCAACGAATGCACCAATAGCCTGAGCCCAACCTGCGGAGTCGGGAGGTAACCAACCTTCTTTCACCCAAAACGCGACTGAGCCCACTAAAACCCACATTCCGGCCGAACCAATAATCAGCCACCACATGGCCCAGAGCGTGAAGTGAATCATCCGCTCTGGAACAAGCCTGCCCATCCATACCTCCTTGATCCGGCCCCATGCTGGACCACCCAACTCTAGCCCCAACGACATCACTGCGCCATCACGCATAGCGCATAGCGCAGTGCATCGTCACGTTCGCGAAAAAGGAACCCGCCATATGAGCAGTCAGACCGACATCATCAAGCCCGAATCGTGCATCGTGGTCCAGTTCCGTTGCGGCGCGGCCTCTGCGGTCGCCGGCAAGCTGGCCCTGGTCGCCCTATGGATTAGAGGTAGCCCCTACGTGATCGTCGACATCAGGCTGCCGATGCTGAAGCCGCGCGAGCAGAAGCTATCGATGGGCCTCAGCCCGGACTACATCATCGACCGGGCCTGTTCAAGGGCGAGGTGACCGGGGAAATCTACTGGAGGCCGGTCAATGCCGTGGACCAGATTAAAGGCATTGGCAATTCCGTTTGCCCTCAAGACACACGCGACCTGATCGAAACTAACGCCGGCAAGCTCATTAAGCTATATCGCGCGACTGCTGCTTAGCTCTACCAAGGCTTGTTGAGAGTTTTTCCACTGGCGCTCATCCATGCTAAAAACTCCCTGCCTTTGAGAGTAATGGATAAAGCGCCATCATTATCTGCTAGCAAAAACCGGGATTTAAGTAGCCATGTATACTGATCAACTGTCCAGTCATCTAATGCAGGCTTGAGCTTTGCCTGATGGCTTCTCCATAAATCTTCAACTACAAGCAAAGGCATTCCATTCGCGAAGTGAAGACTTATCTCGCTAAGAAGATTTAGCTGACCACCTAAAGCGCTAGAATATGCACTTTCGAAGTCACCCCAGACCCTGCAATAGGCCAGATGATCTAATAGATAATCTATCTTTTCTTCTTCAGGAACGCGGTCTAACTCCTCTACAATCCATTCGCGAACCTGGCTCATCTGCCCTGGGAAGTAGATTGGAGGCAGTGACACACGAGGTATATACGGGACAGTCGGAGCGACCTCTCGATTAACAACTTCATTCGTGGTAATGTCCACCTCAGTATTGTCAGGTCCCTGGACGGTTTCCGCCTCTGAAGCTGAGACAGGAGGTACAAGTCTGCCAGTTCTTACGCCTGACGGCCCAACCTCCTCCACCCGTTGAATAAATGCTCCGATTTCGGATTTATAATTAATCAACAACAGAGAAAATATTAAAATTGCTGCATGGGGCCACCCGAAGCCACCCCAGATCGCAGATACCAGCCGACTTAGAAACGCCCAGACTCTTTCGACAACCGAAAATACCGGCGTGCATTGCTCAAAGAAGAGAAATCCGCCAACGAGAACTAACAGGGACACCAAGAGCAATCTTATTAGAGTTTTCTCTTTGGATTGACACCACTCTTTTACTTTCATCAGTTCCCCGCCATCCATAGCAATTTGTACGAACCTACCTCACCTCATGCCATTTCGCCACTAGAGCAACTGAGCGGGACGCATGTCGTCATAGGCATCCTGAGCAGCCGCCTCCGCTGTTGGAGCCGCCGGACGACTTACGCTGCGCGCTGGCAGCCCGTCGACGGCGATCTGCGTTGCAACGAAAACCCCAGGCGGATCTCATCCACCAATATTTCAGCGTCTCGAACACGAATTGACTGACCCATTTCGCACCTCACGTGCTGTTCATTTCATAACCACTCTGCTCCAGCGGAAACGCCAACTTCAACCTGTTTTTCCTTTGTAAACAGATAGTTGAGTTCAGGACAATCCATGCACCTCATCATTTACGTCGCCGGCCTTTAGCTGGCGACGGATCGGGCCGTGATTGCCAGAGGCATCGCACCTGCCAAGCGATCACCCGACAAACCAAAACCGCACTGCGGACATTCCGCGACGTTTACGGAGGAGCGTCGCGCAACAGGAGGCGCAACCGTGAACACCGAACAGTTCATCCGTGACTCGGCCACGACGCGCGATCGCTAGGCGGTGGTGGATGGCTATCGGATGCGCATGATAGCCGCCGACGAGCGCCTGGCGGCCATGCCCTTACCGAAGAACACAGTGCGACCGGACAACCACCGCATAACGACTCACAAGGCCGGTGGCGCATCTGATCGCTGGCCAGAATGTCATCAAGGCAATGAGCGCCACTGCTGATCAGGCACCACCAATTGGTAGAAGATCGCCGAAGCCCCAGATCAGCGCGCCTAACAGAACCAGCACGATAGCTCCATACACATAAATCTTTATTTGCAAGGAGTACCTATCCCGAACTTCGTAGAAGCTCACGTCAATCATCCCTTGTGGTACGAGCACTGATTGCATCTCTCGTGCACTCATCTCGGCAAGATAAGACAGAAAAGCCATAACCGCGCCAGACCGTCCAATCCAAGCACTCGAAAACCCTCCAAAGTAACAAGCTAAACTCGTGAGCAAGGGAACCGCTAGAGCGAGCGCCGCAAAGCATAGAAACCACTTTCTTTTCTCGCGAATTTTCGATTCGTACTGATTATGAGCCCCCACTTTCACCTCCATGTCCGCCGGACGCTGGCGAGGAACCTAGGCCACTCCATACCATTGCGCCACTGCGGCACAAGACGCCTAGCGCTCAACGCCCTTGCCGTAAAACAACTTAAGACAGGCGAAGTAGCCTCCAGCGATTTCTGCAATAGCCATGACGCCATATATGGCGCCAAACTTAAACGAAGCAGCAATAAATGCGATGGCGATGACAGCAATAAATATTTGGATTATCTGCATCGTTTTAGGCTCGATCGGCAACTTAGAATTTATAAAAATGCCAGCTACAACACCAATCAAAACCCCAACAACGATCCTTGCAAACATCGCGCAACCTCCTCTGTCAAATGCCCCTCAAGTTTACTTGATAGCCAAGAAATTTCAAAATGCCACTACGATTTGAGTCCCGCGCCCCCATTACCTTGATGACCAGTCCTACAGGATACCGGATAGAGCGCGATAGGAAATATCGGCAGGCAAGACCATCGTGTTTGGGGCTAGTGTCGCCGACTCTTCCCAAGGCCGTATGCACCGCCCGAAACAGTGAACACACTCTTTCGCTTCTTTTTCTTCTTCACGCCATCAACCACAACGCGAATCCGGCGCGCCCGCGCGGCACCGCTGAGGTCGCACACGCGAACGCCGTCCGGCCCTGGGCACTGATCAACGTGCTTTCTCAATGCCTTCGCGGTGAACAGCTTCCCGCAGTACCTGCACTGCTGGTCGATCGGCCTTCCTTTCGAATCTGTCTCTCCAGACATGGAACTGCTCCTCTCATCGAATCGGGAGGATATCGCGAGGCTTTCCCATGACCAACTTCTACCCAAAGGGCGGGCGATGCCGCGCCTGCGAGCGACGCCTGGACGACTGTTCGAGCCTCGACTTCAGCGCCATGCCGGTCCACCGCCGTGACGGCCCCGACGTGATCGTCATCTGCACCGAGTTTCGACAGCTCAACCACGGCAGGTCCTTACGAGTAAACCCCAGGAGGAGCCATGGCTGAGCCCCATGTCGACTACCGGATCAGCGCCGCCGACGCGCACGAACTGGCCGGCGCCGTGCTTCTTCCGGCGGACCTGCGCCGCCAGGTGCTGGAGAAGATGGCCGCCCAGCGCGACCCGGCCACCATGCTCGACCTGTTCGCCCAGGTGCTGGGCATGGCCAACGCCGTCGCCGAGAACTGCCGAGCGATGGTCGAGTTGATCCTCATCGAGCACGGCGAACATCCGCACACCGCGGAGCAGGCGAACCTCCCGACGATGTTCGGAGCGCTGCAGGGCGTTGTCCTGGCCGCAACGGTGAACCCTCGCGGCACGTGCGCCGGCTGCGCCTATCGACTCGGCACCCCGGCGAACACCTCGCCGGTCACCACCTCCGATGCCATCTACTGCCGGCAGGAACTCAGCCGGTTCTACTGCCACGCCGACCTGGACGACCAGGGCAACCCAGTCCGCACCTGCGTCGGCCACGCCAAAGCCATGAAGCAAGACGCCACGAAATGAACCGCCCCACCATCTGCCGCACCACAGGCCAACGGATAGGCCTGTGCAAATGCTTCCGCTGCCGGCCGCCGGCGCCGGAGCAACCGGAGACACCGCAATGTCCTCTACCCAACACCAACTGATCGAGCAGTGCGCCACCCGCCTGCGCGGCATCGTCGAAGCCCTAGACAACATCCACGACGGCACCCCGCACCGCTGGTCAACGGACCTCGACGACGTTCACTCTTCCGCCGAGAGCCTGCTGGCCCTGCCGGCGCTAGATGTCCAGGGCCTGGCGCAATCCTCCCCAGCGCAGGCCGAGCAGGACACCGAGCGACGCGCCACCGCCGAGCAGCAGCTCGACATACTCAACTACTCCAAGGAGTCAGCATGACCCAAGCAAGAACCCAGCTCTGGAGTAGCGGCGGCGGCGTGCAGTCTGCTGCCATTGCCGCTCTAATCGTGCAGGGCCGCATTGCACCGCCGGACTTGGCCATCATCGTCGACACAGAACGCGAGCAGTCCACCACTTGGGACTACATGGACCAGGTGATTCAGCCTGCGCTGGCAGGTGTGGGCGTAACCCTGCACCGAGTTCGGAAGAGTGAATTCGAGCACCGCGATCTTTACGGCGGCGCCTCCGGAGATACCTTGCTGATCCCGGTCTTCACGACATACGGCGGTGAAGTGGGCAAGCTCTCCAACTACTGCAGCGCCTACTGGAAACGGGAGGTGGTGAAGCGTTGGGCCAACACCCAAGGCGTCAAGGCCGTGGACAACTGGTTAGGCATCAGCATCGACGAGTTGGGGCGCGTGGCCAAGGAGAAAGGCGGAAAGTGGCAGAACCGCTATCCGCTGATAGAACAGCGCATGAACCGCGGCGATTGTATCGCCCTAGTGCATCGCATGGGCTGGCCGGCTCCGCCCCGCTCGTCCTGCTGGAACTGCCCGAATCACACCCAGGAAGAGTGGCGCGACATTCGTGACAACAAACCTGCCGACTGGCGACAGGCCATCGCCCTGGACCGTGATATTCGCGAGCGCGATCCGCACGCCTTCCTGCACCCCGACTGCGTTCCGCTCGACCAAGCCGACCTCGACGACAGCAACGGCGTGCTCTTTGGTCACGGCTGCGTCAGCGGCCACTGCTTCACCTGACTCTATGGGTGCGAAACCAGTCCCCGTTTGAGGAGTCGGTGCACTACTCGATGGCAGTTGGCGCACAGGCACTGAAGATCTTCGAGACTGGTTTGATGCCCGGCCGCCATATCAGCGACTTGGGTTGCATTGTGGTGTACTTCGATACAGGCATCTCCCAACTCACCATAGACCTCGGTGGGCTTAAGCTTGCAACGCTCGCAGAAGAGCTCGCCATGCTCCTCACGGAACTTGGCTTTCTTGGCGTTAGCCAGACCGGTGGCGCGCTCCCGGCGGAGATGGGTTGCCAGCTTGGGATTACCCTCTGTCCAGAGCTGATCCTCAAGAAGGATATGCGCTTCTGGAGCAGCCACCTTTTCCCCAAGTGGGACGATTGGAAAGCCAGCGTCCATAAGAATCTGGAAGCAAGGGCTACCCACACCTGCAGTGAAATGCTTCGGTTTGATGGCAAATCCCAGGGCCCGCGTCGCGGCAAGTCCGAAAACTGCTTTTGGCGGCAACCTTTCGCCGTCCTCAGTCACCAACTCGAACTTGATGGGGGAGCCGAAATCTGGGACCTCGACACCCTCAAGCAGATCCCGAACGGCCTCCCATACATGAAATGCTGTGACCTTACGCAGTTGCGCCACGGGTAGCCGACCAGATGTTTTGCAGGTGACGCGCTCAGCGATCTGTCGGGCAGTTGCGGCCCGAGCACCAGCCAAACGCAGCACCACCGCTCCAAGCTCATCGGAGATGTTGGACAGATAGAAGCCCTGGTTACCATCGCCGCTCTGTTGGAGGGGCGAGTACCGCTCAGGCAGCAGTGGAGCTATCTCGCTGATATGTTCCTTCGGTCGAATTGGAGTGTCGAGCAGAGTCCACTCAACTGGTACCCGCCAACCGGCCTGATTCCAATTCTCGCCTGCGGGGCCATAGCCCTCTGGCTTCTGCGACTCTGCATATCGTGCCATTGCAACGCCGATGGCCTTGATGACGCCTCCGGCATAGGAAACAACGAAATCACCAGGACGAACCAGAGTGAGATTGATGTACGCCTGGTTGCGGGCACCTCCTTTCTTCTTCTTAGGCGACCAGATGTAGCCGCCGTCCAGTTCGACCCTGGCAGTTTGCTTATGGTTGACCCACCAGAAGCCAGTCCAGCGAATAGGGCTACAGACGACACAGCAGTGAGCAGGCCTCCCCACTTCCCGCAGAGACCACTGTTCAACTTCCTCTAAGGTGTCAGCGCAGACCTTGTAGTAGTCGCCAACGGTGTAGTTCTCCTTGCCGGCCAACGTGCTGCATGAGGCGTGGTGGACCACCGGGTAGTGCGGGAAGGAATGCGCTTTATCTACGTTCGCAACGTAAGCAGCAGGATTCGACTCTACCCACTGCAGGTACTCGGCTTCCCTATCCTTAAACAGCTCCAGCATGATGGCTTCCTGACGCTAACGGCTATCGCAACCTACATGAGCGGCAGTCTTTTTGCCATCCTGGCCAACGCCCGGTGCCGGGCTCATCCCAATGCACATACCCGCCAAGGCTGCCCCCGTCACCGGTGAGCCGGTGCATCCTACCTGAAATCATCCATGCCGCGGCCCAACGGAAAGGGCCGCTATTTCATGAGGGAACAGCGATGTCCCTTTCAGAGTTTCTATCCCCTGATGAACTCACTGAATTAGTTGGAAAGAAGGTCGTGAGCAAACAGATCGAATGGCTCGAAAATCACCATTGGAACTATGAAACCAACGCAGCGGGCCGCCCCATAGTCGGACGGGTGTATGCACGGTTGCGTCTGGCAGGCGTTCATCCCACAAGAACCACAGTTTCCGACCCCGCCTGGTCGCTCGACCTGTCGAACGTGTCCTGATATGCGGCCGAAGTCTACGAACCGAGACATGCCGCCCCGCATGTTGAAGCGTGTCCGAAAATTGAAATCGGGGAAAGTCTGGATCGGCTACTACTACAACGGCCGAGACGAGGAGGGAAATCGAAAGGAGATTCCGCTGGGTAGCGACCTGAACGAGGCGCGCGCCGAATGGGCTCGCCTCGAGCGAACGACAACGCCGAAGATTGTGCGCTACATGAAAGAACTGTTCGATCGCTACGAGCGCGAGGTCGTCCCGACGAAGGCGCCGCGTACCCAATCGGACAATCAAGCCGAACTGAGGCAACTACGAAAAGCCTTTGATAGCGCGCCGATCACGGCAATTACTCCTCAGGTGGTCGCCCAGTACCGCGATGCCAGGACGGCGAAAACTCGTGGAAACCGGGAGATAGCACTACTCTCGCATGTCTTCACGCTCGCGAGGGAGTGGGGCTACATCGATGGCGAAAACCCCTGCGCCCGGGTGCGACGGAACAAGGAGAAGGCCAGGGACTACTATGCCTCTGACGATGTCTGGGAAGCGGTCTACGCTCATGCCTGCCAGGAGCTTCGAGACGCGATGGATCTAGCCTATCTCACCGGCCAGCGACCTGCGGACACGCTGAAAGTCTCAACAGGCGATCTGGCAGGCGAGTTCCTGCTGGTTGCCCAGGGCAAGACAGGAAAGAAGCTCAGGATTCGCTTGCTCGATGGCGAACAGCCAACAGGGCTGGGCGTGTTCATCGACAGCCTGTTCGAGCGCCGGAAACTGGCCGGCATTACCAGTTCGCGCCTCATCACGAACCCATCAGGCCTCCGCATGAGCTACGCCATGATGCGAAATCGCTGGGACGAGGCGCGAGCAGAAGCCGCCGCCCAAGCAGTGGCCGCCCGAGACGAGCCGCTTGCTGAACGAATCAAGCAGTTCCGCTTCAGCGATATTCGCCCCAAGGCAGCCAGCGAAATCGAGAACCTGGCCGACGCAAGCAAGCTGCTTGGCCACACAAAGGAACAGATCACGAAGAACGTTTACCGACGCGTCGGCGAGGTGGTAAGCCCGACGAAGTGAGGAGGCGTTGCGGAAATGATCGGAGAGTTGCGGAAATGATCCGCTTTCCTAGGCAAGAAAAAAGCCCCGTAACTCACTGAGCTACGGGGCTTTCCTGTTGGAGGCTGAGGTCGGAATCGAACCGGCGTTCACGGATTTGCAATCCGGTGCATAACCACTCTGCTACTCAGCCTTTGAGCGAAGCGACATGCGTTTGGCATATCGCTGAAATCTCTTTCCTGGTGCGATTTTGAACTTATAACCCTTTGATTTCAAAAGATTTTTAGCTCACCCATCGCTGGAATGGACGCAATTATGGACGGATTCGCCGGGCTTGGCAAGCGCTCTACGAAAAAAACTTTGCAGATCAGGCTATTGCGTAGCACAAGCCGGGAGAAACGGGCCCAGACGTCCGCGAAATGGGCCCCGCGGCGACCGACAACCGAGGAGCGCGCCAGGACCCGACGCGCCCTGCCCCGGCGATCAGTTCGCCTCGGGACTCGCTTCGGTTGCGGGCGCTTCAGGCGTCGGCGCCTCCGTGGCGGCCGGCGCTTCGCTACCTGCCTGGGCACGCTTGGCGCGCTTCTCGCGCATCTGCTCGCGCTGCCGGCGAGACGCCTGCCGCCGCGCATACACCGCCTGCTCGGCGGTTACCTTGCCGGCAACCTGGCCTTGCAGATCCAGCCGCGGCGCATCTTCCACCATGCAACTCCAGTAGCGGCTGCCCTGGCACCAGGTGGCGATGGCCTGTTTCAGTTGTTCGGCGGTGATTCCCAGTAGCTCGAGGTGCTGCTGCGCATCCTGGAGGATGCCCTGCTTGAGTGGAACCTTGGCCGCGGGGCTTTTCGGAAACGCCAGCGGGAAATGCCGTTGCAGCCTCCAGATAGCCTCGACTCCCGCCTCGACGGCTTCACGTTTCTTCGCGCGTCCCGCGGAGCTTTTGGTTTGAGCCGGTTTCGCCTGCGCCGCCTGTGCGCGCAGACGGTCTCTCAGCTCGGCAAGTTGTTCAAAACCCATCGTTCGCTTCACTAGTGCTGGTTCATTTCTGCGAGAGATTACCCGATACATCCGCTCGCGGCACGCAAAACGGCAACCAGTCGGGCACTT